CTGAGGAGTTCAAGCCCTACGACGAGGTGATCATGAAGCAAATCCCTGGCGCTGATCACACGACTGCTGAAGCTGCTCGTCAAGCCATCCGCGACAAGTACGCCTTGATTCAGGATGTAATTGAAGGAGCGTCTACTCCAGAGGAGATCAAGGCAGCTCTTGAGGCGTCGTAGTCCTACTCACTTCCATGACAAACACAAGCATTTTATACTGGCAATATAAAGGTAACAACTAATGGCTAAAGTTCGTATTAATGGGGATACATCTGGTTACATCGAATTAGCTTCCCCTGCTGCTGCTGGATCCAATACAATTACCCTTCCGTCGAGTAACGGTAGTGCTAACCAGCTGCTTAAAAACAGTGGTACAGCTGGGACCTTGGACTGGTCCACACTCACTGAAGATTCCAGTGGAAACTTAAATATTGATAGTGGGACGTTATATGTAGATGCAAGTAATAACAGGGTGGGTGTTGGGACTACGAGTCCACGCAATGTATTAGACGTAAATGGAACTATATATGTAGCAGGTGGCAATCAAATTCAAATTACAGGTAGTGGTGGAACAACTGGTCTTCAACTAATTGGTCAAGATGCAGCCGAATCTTTAATTGGCACAATGAGTGCGCAAGCACTTGCCATAAGAACCAATTCTACGGAACGTGCTCGTATTGATAGTTCTGGGCGTTTGCTAGTTGGCACGTCTTCTAGCGCCAGTACAACTGATGCGCAATATGGTCTATTGCAAATTCAGGGTAACGGTACAAGTTCTTCAGGTGGTGCAATTCTTACCTTAAGAAGGGGTGAAGCAGCTACCAGTATTACTTCTGGTGAAACATTAGGATACATCGTTTTTACTGATACTTCTGGGAACAGGTTTGGCGAAATTTACTGTGATGCTGATGGCACGGCAGGTTCAAGTGATTATCCAGGCCGCCTAGTGTTCTCCACTACCGCCGATGGAGCGAGCAGTCCGACAGAGCGGATGAGGATTACGAATGGTGGACTGTTAAAAGCTACAACTGGTACTCAAACAAGCCGATACACAAATAGCACTAACCACGCAATTGTTAGCGATAAAAGCACTGAATTTTTACTTGTCTGTAACCATACAAGTTCAACAAATCCAAATGGAATTGCGATTGAATACACTGCAGCTAGCCCTAACAATACTAGCAATAACTTCCTTGAATGTATTGATTCTACAACTGTACGAGCTGTTTTTCGCTCAAACGGCGGCTTAGCCAACTACAGCGGTAACAATGTTAATCTTTGCGACCGCAATGCCAAAAAAGACATCGCACCTGCCGATGGAACATGGGATTGCCTGAAAGAGTGGGAAATCGTCAATTTCCGTTATAAGGACCAACCCGATGATGCCGATCTAAATATGGGCGTCATTGCCCAGCAAATTGCTGAAAGTTGCCCAGAAGCAATCACTGTCTTCCAAGAAGCTACTGAAGATCAACCAGAGAAACTTGGTGTCAAAGAGCAACAAATGATGTGGATGGCCATCAAGGCTCTCCAAGAAGCTCAACTTAGGATTGAACAATTAGAAACCTTAAACGTTTCGTTTGAAGCACGTCTTGCTGCCCTGGAGGTGAAGCCATGAGTACCGTTAAAGTAATCCAAATTCAGCACCCAAGTGCTGCCTCTGCTGCTCTCACCCTGGATTCCAGCGGTAACCTTACTACCAGCGGTACCCTTACCTTCCCTGCAGGCTCGGCATCTGCACCAGCTATTCAAGCCACTGGCGACCCAAACACCGGACTGTTCTTTCCAGCAGCAGATACCATCGCATTTGCAGAAGGTGGTACCGAAGTATTAAGGATTGATTCATCTGGACGATTAGGTCTGGGGACTTCTAGTGCTGACGCACGTTTAACAATTCAGCGTCCGACAAACAATCAAGGCATCTCTGGTGGAATTTCCTTCAAAGGGCAAGATGGAACAACTCAGGGCGGCATCGGAACTGATGGCGTAAATACTAACAACCTTCAGATCCTTGCAACTCAGGGTATTTATTTCCACACTGGCAATACAGACGGCACAACAAACATCCGCGCCACACTTGATTCCTCAGGCCGATTAGGGATTGGCACTACTTCGCCCAGCGTTCGCTTGCATGTAAACGTCGATTCTGCGTCCGAAACTGACGTTGCCCGTTTTCAGGCAACAGATGGCTCAGATGTTCAATTCCTCGACATTGGTGTTGATGCAGCGAGCAATCTTGTCTCCTACGACGCAACCGGCAGCACCGGCGGAGCGCATGTATGGAGGAGAGGCGGAAGCGAGGCGATGCGAATTGATAGTTCGTCGCGTCTGTTAGTTGGCACGTCTTCGAGCCGCACTGATTACAAGCTACAGGTAGAGGGAACTGCATCAAGCAACGGGTGGGGATCTTTTGTTCATAATTCAAATGATTCTACAGGTGCAATTTTTAAACTGCTCAAGTCAAGAGGAACAGCCGTTGGCAGCAATACTGTCGTTCAAAGTGGTGACTCTCTTGGAAGGATTGACTTTGACGGTGCAGATGGGAGCACCAATCAGACCGCTGCAACTATTCGTTGCGACGTAGACGGCACCCCTGGCGCTGGTGACATGCCAGGCCGATTAGTGTTCTCCACTACGGCAGATGGCACTTCTAGTCCTACGGAGCGGATGAGGATTTCACAAGGGGGATTTGTTGGAATTGGCGAAACAGCACCAGACCGTCAATTAACAGTTAAAACAACTGAAAATGGGCGCTGGGTAATTTCTGGACAACATACTCAAGCAAGCGGACAGCTACTGCATCTCAATGCCAATAGCAGCTCTTATGCCGATGTAATGAGCCAACTGAGATGTGATCGCGCTGCAAATAGTGCTTATTCATTTTTCATAATGGACTCTAACTATGCGGCTACCCCCGACCGAGAGTTCACGATACGTGGCGATGGCAACGCCTTTGCAGATGGCACTTGGTCCGGTGGCGGCGCCGACTACGCCGAATACTTTGAATGGAGCGACGGCAACCTTGATGAGGAAGACCGCCGTGGTATCAGCGTTGTTCTGGATGGCAATCAAATCCGCCCTGCTGCTGATGGCGAAGATCCCATTGGCGTCATCTCTGGTAACCCCAGCGTGGTCGGTGATGCTGCTTGGAACAAGTGGGTCGGCAAGTATTTGCGCGACGACTACGGCACCTACATCCTTGATGAAAACGGTGACCGACAGCTCAACCCCGCCTACGACCCCGATCAGGAATACGTTCCCCGCGAACAACGCCCAGAGTGGGATTGCGTTGGTCTGATGGGAAAACTCCGCATCCGCAAGGGTCAACGTACCGGCAGCCGTTGGATCAAGATGCGCGACATCAGCGATTCCGTTGAAGAATGGTTGGTCCGCTGAGACCTTGTAGTCCTACTCACTAATTAATTGGTTTAAAATAAAGAAAAACATTTGACCATGGCTAACGCTACCTGGGACATCGCAAACCTTGAGCGCCACCTCCCCGATGGTGACACCTGCCCTGACGGCGCCATCTACACCGTTCACTACACCGTCAGCCTCACAGAAGATGGTGAAACTGCCGGTGCCTATGGCAGCGTTGGCCTTGGCGCTCCCGACCCCGATTCCTTCACTCCCTTCAGTGAAGTGACCAAAGAAGAAGCCGTTAACTGGGTGCTCTCTGCCCTGGGCCCCGATCAAGTTGTCTCCATCGAAGAGGCCCTTTACAACCAGATCCAACAGAAGGTGCACCCCACTTCTGCTGATGGTGTGCCCTGGTGATTCGGATAAACCGAAATCATCGGCTAACTTGAATTAATAGACCTGACCTAAAGTTGTATTAAAAGCTTTAGGTCAGATGTCCATAAAACTTCTGGATGCCGTTGAGCATTTTAAGAATCTTCCTCATCAAATAGAGGCATGGGAATGGTTGCAGCAAGCAATTACCCCTGACCTTCTGGAAGAATTTGCAGAAAAATATCGGGAAGCTCCCAAAGAAGAATTTGCCAACACCTGGGAAGGTGTCCTTGCTGCAGCACAAAAAGTAGGCGCCAAATACCCAGAGGTTGTAGCCGCTCAGTGGGCATTGGAAAGTGCATGGGGCAAGCACACATCCTGCAATCACAATTACTTCGGTATCAAAGACGTTCAAGGCAGTGGCTGTTGCGTCAAGACACAAGAGGTGTACAACGGTAAGGAAGTCACAATTGCCGCTTGGTTCAAACGATTCCCAACCCTTTACAGCTGCGTTGAGCATTTAGTCAATCGCTGGTACAAAGACTACAAAGGATACAAAGGAGTCAATAGGGCTGGCAGTCGCAACGAATGCGCACAACTCTTGACGAAAGAGGGATATGCCACAGACCCGAACTACGCTACAAAACTGATCCAAATTATGGATCAAAAGTTAGGTACTGCAGGCACAGCACCGAAACCCACAGATCCACCGCAAGCGCAAAAGTTCACACCCTGGAGTCCCTTCAGTTACAAAGTAACTCCGCATATCACATACGGAGAGCTAACCCTTGGTGAGGAATCCAGGCGCTTTACCAAGCAATACCAGTGTGATACAGCACTTGAACTCTGCCGGTTCCTGGAAAAGGTCCGCTCACAATTTGGTAACAAACCAATTGTCATCACAAGTGGGCACAGGCCGCCAGCCGTCAATCAAAAAATTGGTGGCGCAAAGAATTCCGAACATCTATACTCCGGTCCCGATGAAGGCGCCGTTGATTTCTACATCAAAGGTGCAGACACCTATGCCGTTGAAAAATACTGCGACAAAAATTGGCCGTACTCTGTTGGCTATGGTGCAGACCGTGGGTTTGTGCATTTAGGAATGCGATTGGGGAAACAACGAATCAGATGGGATTATTAAGGTGAAAAAGTACAAAGAACCTTATATACGCGTCAATATCTGCTGGGAAGTTAAAGATGAAAAAAAATGCGTAACCCTGTCAAAAGAACAGGCCTACGCAACGAGAGATTGGGTGGAACAGCGGGGCGGATGCGTCTACTGGTTCCAGGCTTTGCCAAGCTAATCAGCGATCTTTGGCGCGACCAATATTCAGTGCCAGAAACTCAAGCACTTTATAAGCTTTGCCGAGGAAGTCATCATCCTTGAGAGTGGGAGTTAAGGCGCAGATAACAGAAGCAGCGGCGTGGATAGCCAGGGCCACTTCCAGGTAATCACGAAACTTTTCCATGGGTATAATCCATTTCTTTTATTCTACAAACCTTGGCTTATAAAAGAAAAAAGATTTGTATTCGTCTGATATTTCCCACCGATTGTCTTCATGTTTTAGAAACCATTTCTTCCATACTTCAAACTGTTTATCGGGCAGTGCCGATTCACAGCGCAAACACATGGAGTCGCCTTCAGGAAGTTCTTTCATCCATTGACGCACCTGGCGAATAGCAATCGCCTGTGTCTTGGGGCCAAACCTACCGGTCAAACTCGAACTCAACCGTGACACGGATTTTTTCTTTCGTTGTGTCATCCAGTCGCTTAGTTGTCTTTTTGATTTGCCGACCGCTAAGCTCGCAAGCCACACGCACCCTTTCTGGGTACGAATCCATGGCTTCAATCGCATCTTGAGGATCATCCCATCCGGCAAAGAAATCATCCCAATCTTCTTTGCGCGTCGTGGTCTGTATGTTGTCACTGCCCATCACTCTTCATAAATACGACAACTAGCCGACCAGGGCTGGTCTTTGCAATAACAATCTAAAAGTTGTTTTGTTGTCTTGGGCTTCTTATTAATGCGGAACACGTAATTAATAAGACGTTGCAGTTTAGCAATCATGGTCTTGTCGTCAAAGGAACAAAGACTTCAGGGAAGGGTGAATCAATGGGATGCTCACGGTTCCAGGCAGTTTGCCACTCAGAAAGCGAATGTTCATGCTCTTCTGCACCCGTGTAGCTTGGAGTGGTATCTAGGAGAACAGCACTTTCAGCAATAATGTCCTCAAAAAGAATACGCGAAAAATCTTCTAAGAGAAGGAAAGGTGTTGGATCTGCAACTTCAATAACAATACCAACAGCATAATCAAGACGCTCGTTGCGTGTACTGGAAATACACAACAAATACTCCCCTACTCCCAAGGGAAAGTACATGTCATCGCCACGGTCCAAGCGTGCAGGATTAAAGACGTTATATAAATCTGACCCAGCACTCATCACGTGCCCAACATAGGGGTGAATAATATCTCCTTCACTATTAACAGTTTCTACACTATTGGCATCAAAGACACCGCGACTTTCAATCGGATTACGGTTTAAGTCGTAAGCAGAGACTTGAATATATTTCGGACGTGGGCCGCCCTTGGCGATGATGATCCAACCCGGTGTACTAAGCGTAACTTTGAACCAATGGTTATATGTACCGCCGCCATAGCCACCACTAATTACCTGGCTCAGTGGGCCCAGGGTTCCGGTCAAATAACGCAACGATGTTTGGCTAAATGAACCAAGCGGCAACGGATCATTAGCTGTCCGCTGCCTCTGATTCAATTGATTACGAGACATTATCGACCATTAATTTTCTATCCCTCATCATAATCGGGGGGATCCTTGGCGCATAAGGGATGACGTATGGTATGGCGATAGGAATCACGAATGACATCATTTTCTCTTCCGGCGTGAGAAGCATTGGTGATCAGCATTAATTGCTCTGGCCTGAACTCCGTCACAAACGGATGGACATTCGCAGGTGGCATCCCGATATTCCAGCTGGAGATCAGATGAAGTGGGTTGCCGCACCAGGGATTACCACATGCCTTGCTGATGACAAGCGAACCGACATCCCCCCAAGCACATTGGTAAATCAACTTTTGTGGCGTGACGTTTTCAGAGGCACGTCCCGTATAAAACGAACGATACGACGGGAAGCACATACGCCTGGGCGTCTTGGCACCAGGGAGATTCATGTCCCAACATTCGTCCGGTTCACCGATTCGTACTGATTTCCACAAGGATTCGTACTTGTAGTTGTAGTACGGGTGAAGGAAGTTCATGTTGAAGCCACAGATATTCGATTTGATCTTGATGACGCAGTGGTAGCACCAATGGTGTTGTGCGTCGCGAATGGTGTGGCGGTGGGCGCAGGGATACCCCCTGTAATACCCATGAGACTTAAGTTGAGAATCGTCTAGCGAGTCAATGTCCCGGACGTAGCGGAAGGCAATTGGCTCAAGGACTTTGGTCAAGTTGGCCATCAGTTCCAGCTCCAGTCAGGCTTGCGTTCCTTCCGTCGGGGCTGCCAGCAGGCGTGCAACTCCCTCCTGTTGTCCCGGTTGTGGTTGTAGTGGTGGTGCTTCACGCCGTGGGAGTCAGGGCAATCGCCAGTGCGTAAGTAGTAGACGATGCGATGGGCAAGATACACCTCGTTGTCGATGGACACCTGGTAGAACCCCGACTGCCTGTGGCGGCGCTCAACAAACTCCCCGGACCCCACCCACCGGAGCCCACTGGGGTGATCGTCCGTTAATTCCAGGAGTTGTTCCAAGTGCCAGAGGGGTGGGAGTGGTTTGTAGTTGTGTGGCAAAACAGAGAATAGGAATGAAATCACTTAATACTAATGCGTGTTACACGATGCGCACGGTGTAGTAACGTATTCTTCTTTTTCTTATGAGTCTCATGAGAAGCAGAATGGATGACTACACGCCGGCCACCGTGTAACGCGCCCTTCTATTAAACGAAATAACTCCTATTCTCTGTTTTACGCACATCTACCCCTCTTTTCACCTCACCCGCCTCACCTGCGTCTCATTCCAAGACTCCTGGCCAATAAAAAACCCCACCTTCCGTAGCGGAGGGCGGGGGGAGAGGCAGTGCGTTCATGCCTTCATGCCGCATGAATTTATGCAGGCACCAATTCCTTCTTCTTTTTCTTGTCCTTCTTTTTCTTACGAGGCGTCTCAGCCGAGACGGTGTCTTCTACGCTGTGATCCACATCGTTCATCACGTCCTCGAAGATGCCGCCAAATTGGGAGGCCACCGTATCCCACGCAAACTGAGCATCGGTTGCCCGCTGGTAGCACAGTTCGGCCACAGCGTCCAACTTATGACGGTTTTCGTATAGATCCGTGAGGATTTCAGCGAGGTGATCGTCGGAGGGGCAGGGCATCTCCCGTGCGTAGTTGATGTCCACATCCACGTGGTCGCAACGGATCAGCTTGCCGTAACCGTTGAAGATCTCCTTGCAGGAGGTGTGGTCAGGCACCACCTGTGCAACGCGGCAGGCAGCGTGTTCAAAGTTAACCAGGCCCCAGCCCTCACCTTTGCAGGTATTCACGCCCACATCGACAGCGTTATAGATGTTATTCAGCATCTCCACCGACACGTTCGGCGGGGAAGGCCCAACCGTGGTGTTGATGATGCGGTGGTTCGGGTCCATGCCATTCTTCTGCATTTCACGAGCGAAGACCGACATGATGTCCCAGCCCTGGTCCTTCTGCCCCATGTGCAGATACAGCTGGGTATCAGGCTTGTCCTTAGCAAACTTGGCGAAGGCCGAAATGGTTAAGTCAATCCGCTTACGGAATTGATTACGGTTGCCATTGAAGACAATGAAGATGTCCTCAGGCAGGCCCAGTGCCCTCCGAGCTTCCTTCTTATCCACTGGATAGAACTGACCAGGTGTCACACCATGGGGAATCACCGCGATGGGCTTGTTGATTCCACCCTTCACAAACTCGTGAGCGCCAAATTCCGTATAGGAAATGATGGCGTCCCAGTCGTTAGCAGTCTCCGACAGGCACCCGATCCAGTTGTAGGAGTCCATGGGGACATAACCCACGAACTTAAACTTCTTCTGCTGGTGCAGATCCTGGATACGCCGGTACTGTTCGTTGACGATCCACATGTCGTTGATCGAGAAGACGATGTCAGGCTGCTCGGCCTCAACGATCTCCCGAATGCGTTCCTCACCAAAAGGTGCGGTTTGGTAACGGTTGGACGAAGGGTACATCTTGTACCGTTCACAGAGCGGATGCGGGTCGCCCCACCAATTGTTCCCCAGAACAACAATTTCAAAGTTGTCATCCAACCGTGAGATGACGTTTTCTGTTACGCGGGCAAAACCCGTCATTGCGACGATGTCTCCGCACCACAAGATCTTCGTCTTTTTACTCATTTAAGCGGACTTATCTCGATTTACTATACACAAATTGACGGTGTTGTTGACCGCAATAGTTCCTTTTCTTCCGATATTTTTGCCTTGAGTTTATGCTTTAAAAACTCTGCCGCCTTATGAGTCTTCGTCTTATCGCCACAGGTATAAAGATCGATAGCGCAATAACCCAACTCCGGCCAGGTGTGAATCGATGCGTGGGATTCAGCCAGGAGTGCCAGTAGCGTCACCCCTTGCGGCTGAAACTTCTCACCAAAGATCCGAAGAATAGTGGCGTTGCTCATCAAGAGTGCCGTCTCAAGCAACCTGGACAACTCGTCATAGTCATCCAGGAGTGCATGATCACACTCATACAGATCCAATATGAGGTGGCGTCCGTTGCTCACAACTATTCTTCATCAACTTCTATTTTGTCACTACTCTTCTTATCCAGAACATCTCCGTAGTGGATTCGCCACTCCTCTTTATTCAAACCAACTTCCACGATGGATGGATATTTGGCATATTTCTGATCTGATGCGCGGCATGCAATATTCACGACGCGTGCACCACGCCTTTGCTCCTTGAATTTGTAGACATTCAGCTGGAGCTGGTGGACACACACGTCCATCAACAGGGTTTCAAATCGACTGCGCCCCAGGATATTGCTGTTGGATGCCCTGGAGAATTCGCAGTAGCTGGCATACAGAAACTTATCCCAATTTGCGTACACATTTGAAGTGCCCGGCGCTGCATGCTTAGCCAAGCCAACGGCAGTCGACACACCTGGATCAAAGACAACACAGTGCTCCATCCAATCCATGATTTGGTTGGACTTCAGGATCTGCTCACTGTGGTGCTTGGCAAAGAACGCAACCTTCTTGGTGGTTTCCATGAGGTATTCGCGCATCTCCGCTTCCGTCATGTCGAGCACCCAATTCACCAACCCAGGGAGAAGAGATGCAAAATCCCCGAAAGGATGTCCGTTATCGTCCATGTCAATGAGGACGCGCTGTTCTGCAGAGCTGCCAGTAAAAGGCCGATCAAAAGGAATGGTGAGGCGACGACGAGCCAAACCAGAAGTTGGGTCAGTAGTTTGAATGGGTTCATTGGCAGTGATGATGACAAGTCCGTTGAACTTGAAGGGCTTCTGCGAGCCAGCCTGGAACTTGCGCTCCTTACGAATCAAGTCGCGTCCGGTGACTGCTTTGAGTACAGAAACCGAGCCACCATATCGCTCCACATCATTGAAGAGCAGAAGCTTTTTCTTGTAGAGATTCGCAGTTTCAAAGCGGTTCTTCTCCAGGTGCTCCAGGGAGGAGATCATGGCATTTTCATCACCGACCAATGCGTGGGCCAGGTTGGCATAGGTCGACTTGCCGGACTTACCAGGGCCAACGATCTCAACAAACTTTTGGATTTCCGAATGGCTTAACAGGACTGCCCGCAACCATGCCCGCAGAACCTGGACCCGACCCCAGTTATCTTCTTGCGCCTGCTTCAACCACTTAATGATTGGTTCACAAGTTGCGCTGGGCTCATAGTTGTATGGAAGCTGTTGGGTCATGTAGCGATCCCGATCAAACGGCATCAGCTCCCTGGACTTCACATCCAGAATCCCATTGGTGAACAGCAGGTAGTCGTTGCCTTCATACCAGTCGTCATAAATGGTGGTGATCCGAAGCTGCTCCATGACATCGTTGATCAGGTTCATGCTGTAGCCATTGGGCAAGCGATGAGCCTTGATGCGTTCCAGCTGGTCCTTGATGGAACCCTTCATCTCAACATCGGACACATGAGACCAAAGCCCAGGCTTCCGATATTCATAAATGTAAAAAGAACCTTGATTTTCGCTGTATTTCAGATTTTCCCCATACATTTGCAGCAGCTCATCCGACACCACATCCGATGAAGGGTTACGCGGCTTCGGTTCTTTTTTCCCTTGCGGGGCCATTTTCATTATGTTCTTTTTGCCCTGAGGCGCCCAGGCTTGCCGTACTTCTTCGCCAATCGACTCCAGGGGGAGAGACGTTACACCGAGCTGATCCATACCGATTTGATTTACAAGATTTGAAACATGTTCCAGCATTGAATCATCTACGTTCATGGCACGATGATCTTGTGAAGGCTCCCAGCCCTGCTCCTTCGCTACATGCAGCAAAGAGCCAAGTCCCCTGCCACCATCACGGTTGAAGGAAAGCCACCGCCTGTGGCACTCACCTTCCCGGTATTTATCCGACTGCTTGGACCATTCGTCCCATACATCCAGCAGTGATTCATCCAGCTGGTGGAGCGTCTGACCAACTGTGATCCAGATGTCGTAATCATCAGCCGCTTCCGGCGGCATACCCCAAGTTGCTTCTGTCGCGAGCTTGATGTCTCGCTCCAGTTCAATGACACTGTTGATTGCAAAGTTGGGGCCGACAAGTCTAGTGGTCTCCTTGGCGGGCACCCCCTGTTTGACATTTTTATTAATGATGGCGTTCAGCAGCCAGTCCGGTAGCTCAGGCAACCGATCAACCCACTCAAAACCCTGGTCTTCTGCGGTGTAATAACCCTCAGTTTCTGGGTGCAGGCCCATGAGCACACCCTGGTGCTTGCGCCACAGAATTTCAAGTTTTTCGCGGTTTGCTTCGCCGTGCCACGTATATTTGTTACGCGCAAAATGTTTATGTTTCTCCCGATCTAGTCGATAAAGCTTCCGTTCGCGCCCCTCTTTACCACTGAGGATTGTCAGTGTTGGGGGTAGAGCTTCTGCAAATGACTTACCAGCGATTGCTTCGACAAGCGGATAGATGCTCGGTCCATCAACATCCACCCAGACCAGACCATAAGGATGATTGAAAGCAGGGCCGCCGAGTAGGCCGATAGCTTTGCATTTGCCACCGACGATTTCCTCTTCAATTTCCTTGACACCAAACGGACTACCCTGCCATCCCTGGATGTACGGATCTTTTTTGGCACCAAGCGGCGTAAGCGGCCAGTCAAGGGGAATGTAATCAAGGCGAATCTCTCCGGGCCGAAGCGCCTGCTGGTTCATGCTCGTCATTTTTTCTACTGCTTAACTTCCACTTTAAAGTTTTTATCCGCGAAACCCTGTTCTTTCACCAATGTATAAGCATGGAGATGCATCATGGTGGGCAGATAAAAACAGTCCCCATCATCCGCACTGGCCATGCGAACCATGAGGCTATTTATCCACTCACCTACGGAGACATGGATGTCCATAGGTCTTGGAATTGAGCGTTTCTTCATCCTACGGCCGGAAATTCAGGGGGTGATTATCCGTTCCTTAAGATAAGTTAGTCTCATTGGACTCATAACAATCGTTAAATTTACCTTTAATCCTTCGCAAGAAATTAATTTATTGTTGATTAATTTATATTAAAATATAAAAAATACTTCTTGACATGGGCGCGGATCGTTCTTCCCCAAAAGTCACTTTGGCGGGCACTGGCTTTACCGGTGGTGGCCCCGCTGCATCTTCTTCTGCGTCTACTGCTCGAGAATCACAATCACGGATGAAGGCCTACACCGACCGACAGTATAGAGAGGCACAGACGCGAGAAAAAATGAAAGAGAGAGAGGCACAGACGCGAGAAAAAATGAAAAAGCAGGAAGCCTTGGCTCGCTCCCAAGTTGCGCGACGCCCGTTTAAGTAAATTATTGGTTAGTTGTCATTACTAGAATCGACTACACCATCCGACTTGTACCACGGAGCCCTTAGTTCCATGGCGCCACCCAAATCTTTGGAGGCACCCGTCTGAAGCTCAGGATCAATTGGGTGTTCGATGTAGATCGGCTTGTTCTTCTCTTTTAGTTCCAATTCGGCAGCAACACGATTGTCAAATTCAATCATGTCGAGACGGGCCTTGAGCTTGGCGGCAAACCAAATGCGCTTCCACCAAGCGACCAGTTCCTTAACAATGTCTTTAAATAAGGTCCGCATCATACTCGCCACTCTCCTCCACTTGTTTGTAGTACTCTTCTACTATTTTGTACCAATCATCCCTTAAGGAATTCAAAAAATTCCTGGAGATCTTGAAGACCTGAGTACGTACAGGCGTCGAAACCAGGATGGCCGCCTGCTGGACACGCATCCCAAGGGTCTGTTCAATAGCTATGTCATACGCAGCCAACTGTTTGCACGTCTTCTTGAATTTCATGTGGCCGCCGAGGAGGTCTCTCCATTCAGGCGAACCCTTCTCCAGGTCCTTGGGCCACTTACGGCTATAGGGTTTGACGCTGGTTTTCAAGTCAGCAAGAGTAAGCTTGTTACCGACCACGCCAATGATGTCAGGAGCACCAGCCCAGGAACGTCCCTGGTCATCGCAACCCCACACACGAGCCACGTCATCAGCACCAATAGTAAAATCAAACTTGTCAAGTACCGGTGATTCCGCCCAAAGGACCTCCTCGAACTGGTCCAATATCGGCGGCATTCCCGACCAAAAGTCCCCGTAGTCTTCAGGGATTTCCGGAGTTTTATTCCCCTTAAGGTATTGTTCCATCCCATAGTGAACAGCTGTCCCCCGCTCTGCAGCGGCCTCTTTAACTCCAGGGTTTGCCTTGGACCACATTTCCAACTTCCTTTTGTTGGCTTCAGATGCGGTCTCCGAAATGATTGTTGTTACCGAAGGAGCAGGCCCAGTTGGCAACGGGGTAACGTAATGGCGCTTACCGTTAAGCGTAATTCGGGCAGGACCTTTGTTTAAATGGGTTAACTTATCCCGCCAGTTGTTAGCCACCACGGAAAGTTTTGTATATTGTTAATATCTTACCCAATAATTAAGGAGAATGGAATGGGCGGTTTTACCCCGAGCATTATGACGATCCTTGGCGCTATCCTTGTGCTTGTAGGTATTGATGCCTATATCTTCATTCACGAAGTTATGTCTCGGCAATGAAAAAAATTTGGTGGACAATCCAAGGCTACGCCTCGTGTTTCGGCTGGATGGTTGCCGCCATTTGGGAGTGGATGCTGGAGGAATGCGGAGAGATTCGCTTCTGGAAACGGTACGAAAACCTCGATGATCACATCTGGTATGCCGAGCGGGTCAACGGTCGCCTCGCCATGGTGACCCTCACAATCACACTAATCTTAGAATTAGTCTCACACCATTCAATTTGGGACTTGTTATATGGGCATTAATCTGACGCGCTTCTACTTCGACATCGACGAGGAATGCCGTACAGGCTGTGTCAATAATCTTGCGTTTCAAGACGTTGAGACAGGGGAGGCCGACGAATTGGAAGAGGATCTGAAGGTGCAGAACATCAACTACATTAGGGTTGATCTTTAAACGGTCCTCAACCCATGAAGGTTGACCCCAAGGACATCCACCTTTACGCCGTCGCACACGACAACAAACCAGTCACATTCAAGAGCGTTGCTTCGGTGCATCGGTTTGATGCAACGCATGGGTACAAGGGAGAGCTGAATCCCTACTGGTCTGAGCTGACGTGCATGGAGTGGATGGCACTTGAGTGCCCGCACGAGTTCATGGGTGTTGCCAACTACCGGCGTTGTTTTACCGACGAAGCACTCTCCAATTCATACGACGAAACCCTTTACGTACCGCAACGTTTCTACCTGCATACGTCCGTCAGCGAGCATTGGCACGGCTGCCACTCCCCGACGTACCAAATTCCGAATCAAACGTTGGCTCTAGCCAAGAAGCACAAACTTCCCATCCCAGAGGGCATGCTGTCTGACTTCTGGAATGGCAACAGATTGCATCCAATCTTGATGCATTACGGGCGTCGGGATCTTGTCAAGCGATTCACCGGCCTTCTGTTCTCCTGCATGATGCCTATCTGGGAAGCATACAAGGATGAGTACGCACACCTGGAGGGCTACCCCCAACGTTGGCTTGGTTACTTAACAGAGCGAATTCAAAGTGCAATTATCATCAATTCAACATATTTCTTTGGGAATATGAAGGTTGAGGAAACGCCCATGGTGATGGTAGAAAACGGAAGAACGCATGAATTTGCTGGTCTTGCGCCGCCGGATCTACTCATCAAGGACAAAGATGGTTACCATCATTTCGGACAGCTTAATACACAGCCCGAAACCATGGAAGAAACTACTGAAGCCATTGAGTTAATGGCGACTGTTGTGGTGAATGGTGCCGAGAATTTATTGAAGCATTACAACTCGATTGACTATCCGGTTGAGCGTTACGTTGTCGTCAATAATTCCGAGCATCGATTCCCGGAGGTCACCAAAGCACTCGAAGACATTTGTAATGGTTCCAACACATTTGTCGAAGAAGTAATCGTCATCAACAATTGTTTTAACGCAGGTTTTGCCGGCGCAATCAACCAGATCATCAAGCAGAACGTCGACTGCAATTATTGGTTCATCACCAATGATGACTGGCATGTTGCCCCAGGCGAACTGAAGCGCCTCGCCACACGTCTCCAGTACGAATTCACAGGTGTTCTGTGCGAAGGAGGAGACCTTAACGGTTATTCCGCCTTCGTCATGAGTGATGAGATGGTGTCGCGTGTCGGCTTAATGGACGAAAATTTCTACCCCGCCTACTGCGAAGACAATGATCATCGCTACCGCATGAAACTTGCGGGCCTGACCTGGGATCGATTCCCCTTGGAAGCTGAGCACGTCATCAGTAGTACGCTGCACAGCCGCAAGGAATTTGAGGAGCGCAACAAGTACACCTTCTCGCAGAACATTAAGTATTACATCGAGAAGTGGGGAGGCGACCGTGGTATGGAGGTGTTCACCACCCCTTTTAATTCAGGTGCACCCCTTGACTATTGGCCATACCGACCTGATCGCATCTACGACCAAGCCTGGATGTGAACCATGACAATCAGTATTTACGGCGGGACCGGAATCCTGGGAAGCTATTACCGAAATATTTTCCCTACTTTGCTTGTACCGCGAAACCAGCTGGTACCTGAAAGCGAAGACGTGTTGTATCTCATCAGCACGACCGACAACTTCTCCTATCGAGAAGATCCGCTCGTCGATGTCAATACCAATTTGGTTGCATTGATGGAACGGTTAGATCGCTGCCGTGCACACGGGATCCACACTTTTAATTTCATCAGCAGTCATTTTGTTTATGGCCCTAATCACCGCAAACCCATGGAGTTTGCCACTTGCGAACCCAACGGATTTTATTCGGTGACCAAGCGTACCGCAGAAAAACTAATGATGGAATATTGCACCACTTTTGGAATCAAGTGGCGCATCCTGAGAATTGGCAATGTGTATGGCGGCCCCGACTCTGGTTCAAACAAAAGGAATGCCTTACATTTCTTAATTAATAAGTTGAGAATCGGGGCAGAAGTCATGGTGGATCGAGAGGTATCCCGGGACTTCATGCATATCTTCGATGTGTGTGGCGCCATCCATCGCATCTGTACAGACGGTGAGTACAACACGATTTACAACGTGGGTACCGGCATTGAAACACGTCTGCTTGATTGCGTGTATAAGGCAAAACAAATCCTGAAATCTACGTCAGAAATTTATCTGACTGAAACACCGCCCGATTATCCGCAAGCTGTACGATTTAGCCTAGACTGCACCAAGCTTTACGACCTGGGCTTTACACCCAGCATCTCTCTAGAGGAAGGACTTCAAGACCTATGTTTAAGTCAAAGGTTATGTACTCCGGACCGTACTTTGACGGACAAGAAATTGAAGCAGCAGTCAAGGCCCTGAGGGAAGGAAGCTGGTACCCGGCTGGAGAAGAGGTTGACAAATTTGAAAAACAATTTTCCAAACGTTTTAATTTCACTTCATCTTTGATGGTGAATAGCGGCAGTTCCGCCAACCTGGTGATGATTGCCGCCTTAAAAAAATATTTTGATTGGCCGGATGGCGCCGAGATTATCGTCAGCGTTGTCGGCTTCCCCACCACCGTCAACCCCATCATCCAAAATGGTTTAGTCCCCAGGTTCGTTGATATCACCTGGCACGACTTGAATTGGAGTCTGCAACAAGTCAAGGAGGCAATCAATGAGAACACCGTTGCCGTTTTTAGTAGTCCTGTATTGGGCAATCCTTATGACCTTGACCACCTCCTTGATCTCTGCGAACAACATTCACTGAGGTACATCGCGGACAACTGCGACTCCCTTGGGTCCAAATGGAAAGGCGAGTACCTGACGGAGTATGCCGTTGCTGCATCGTCGTCTTTCTATCCGGCGCACCACATCACCACATTGGAAGGTGGGATGGTGTCATCCAAGATTCCTGAGATTGTGCATCTTGCCCGTCAGTTTGCATGGTGGGGACGCGACTGTTATTGCGTCGGCTCATGCAACCAGTTGATCAACGGTAGTTGCGGCAAGCGTTTTGATCAATGGCTGGAAGGGTACGACGGTGTGGTCGACCACAAGTATGTGTTCAGCCAAATTGGGTACAACTTAAAACCGATTGACTTGCAGGGTGCTATCGGCCAGGTGCAACTGACCAAATTCGACGAGATCCACGAGAAGCGCAGGGCAAATTACGAACGCACCAAGCAACTCCTTAGCAAGTTGGACAAGGACTTGCGTGTCGTGGAGGAAGAACCAATGGCCGAAACCTCTTGGTTCGGTGTGCCAATCGTCTGCTTTGACAAGACATTCAAGCGGGAGCTCCAGCTGTACCTAGAAGCCAATGGCATCCAAACGCGCAACTATTTTGCCGGCAATCTTCTGTTGCATCCCGCCTACAAACACCTGGGCGATGCCAAAGATTATCCCAATGGTTATGACGTTTTAAGTCGTGTGTTCTTTATGAGCACTGCACCGATACTCACTGATGAAAACTTTGAGTATATTGACGAAATAATCTCCAGCTTTGGCGCGGCATACTGATGGAAGTTAAACCGCTTGCGATACCGGAAGTCAAGTTGATTTCCTTAGATGCATTCCCGGATGATCGCGGTTCTTTTACTGTGCATTGGCACGAAGAAGAATTTAAGGAAGCAGTAGACGGCCATGTCTTCCGTCAGGATAGTTATGTGACCTCAGTGCCCCATGTGGTGCGTGGCTTGCATTATCAATTGCCACCCCACGCGCAAGGTAAGTTGGTTCGTTGTTTATCTGGTAGCATCCAAGATGTAGCCGTAGACATTCGGATGTCTTCCCCTACCTTTGGTATGTGGGTTGACGTGCACCTCTACGCGCACAACAACGAAGCCCTGTGGATCCCCCCTGGGTTTGCACATGGGTATGCCTCCTTATCAGAAGGTGCAACAGTCTTCTACAAAATCACGGAAGTTTATACACCAAGCCACGAGCACAGCTTGTTGTGGAACGATCCATACATTGACATCTTGTGGAATGTACCAAGAAACCCTATTGTTTCTGAAAAGGATTCCAAAGGGAAAGGACTTACAGAAGCCCAGTTATTTGAATAATGGAAAACATTTTAGTTACCGGTGGCGCCGGGTTTATTGGTAGGCATCTCATTGCCCATCTCCTTGAGACGCCTGATGTTCGCGTCATTAACTTCGACAAGCTGGGCTATGCCAGTAACGCAGCTCCCATTATGGGAGCCCGTCATGTGAACACCCATTATGAATTAATGGTCGGGGATCTTCTTGATGAAGAATTCCTGAATTGGGTGGTAGAAGAAAATCAACCCACCAAGATTTACCACCTGGCTGCCGAGAGCCACGTCGATAACTCGATTGCTTCTCCGCGTGAGTTCATCCAAAGCAATGTGGTGGGCACCTTTAATTTGCTGGAAGCATGCCGCAGCAAGCTAAAGGATTCTTTTAAGTTCTTGCATGTCAGCACCGATGAAGTGTATGGGAGCTTGCATCCCGACAGCACCGACACTTATTTCGTGGAGACATCGCGCTACAACCCGAGGTCCCCGTACTCTGCCAGTAAAGCTGGGAGTGACCACCTGGTGATGGCATGGCACAACACTTACAACTTCCCTGCCGTCATTACGAACTGCAGCAATAACTATGGGCCAGGCCAGTATCCCGAGAAGTTAATCCCGATGACAATCACCCGTGCATTGGCGGGCAAACCAATCACGATCCACGGTGAAGGGAAGAACATTCGCGATTGGCTCCACGTCAAGGATCACGTCAAGGCCTTGGCGCTTGTGATGGAAGAAGGTGCGTTGGGCCAGCAGTATTGCATTGGCGGCTTTGGTGAGCGGACCAATGTTGAGGTCGTGGAGATGATCTGCGAACTCCTGGATGAACTGAAGCCCATCTACTGCCCATACTCCGATTACATTACGCACGTCAAAGACCGTCCCGGTAATGATCTGCGGTATGCGATTGACCCACGCAAGATTCAAGAACTTGGCTGGCGTCCTGATTATGAATTTGAAGATGGCCTACGAGAAACAATTCTTACGTACTTGTCTTAAGTACGGTTAACTTAACTGCTAGTATTGGGTATACCACATTGTCGCCCCATGGAAAAGTTGCAAAAATATGATGAGGTTATGAGAGAGGGCGCACAGTTCCTCGACAACCATAACCAGCTCTTACAAAGTTTACTTATCTCAAGGCACAATGCTGGTAACAATACCCCTACTCAGGACACCCCGGGAATCGGAAATGAGTCTGTCGAACCAGGTTAAGCAATCGGTCAACGAAGCAGCCGGTGTGCTGCGAGAAGCGTTGGCCTTTGCTGCACGCACCGAACATCCTGTGGTGATTAGCAGCATCACCGATATCCTGGTCCGACTGGAATCCCTGGAGCAGATGGAAGAAATTATGGAGAAGTTCGGCAAGAACCATAACTTGCCCACGTCCCTTGGCTGAACGTTACTCGGAAGAGCAACGACTTCAGGATTTTTTCTGGAAGCTGGAAAGCTTGATTCCTAATCCACCGAAAGACTGGCAGAAACTAGCCAAGCCCTGCAAGTGGAAAAAGATTCTTGAAGACAAAGAAAAAGGTAAGAAGGAATAATGGTATCTTTACCTCGGAGCAATTTCGCTCTGGGACCAATAGTCGAAAGTCCCTCCACTTTACGAACGTAGAGCTCGAAAGGGCAAGAAAGGAAGCTATGATCCCGGTATAAAAGCCGGGATTTTTTTATGACGACACTTGTTGCCAACGTACCGCCCGTCAAGGTGTGGGTCAGACGGGAATACTTGCGTGACCTACGCGACGGCCATGGTGAATACACACCTGGTTATTGGGTGACCTGTAAATCATTGACGGGTCGTGCCCTGTATTTCGAGACGTACCTTACTGAGTATGGCGCCCTATACGACAAGTTACCGATCAGTGCATTCCTAGCATGGGACTCAGATCATCCCGACAAACCACAACCACCAACACCTGATCTTGAGCTGACTGACCTGCAGTTTTGGAATGGGTTTGACACTGGGCTTACGGTCATTGAAAAGAACCTGATCTACAACATGGAGTTTCAGGTGATGACGCGTAGTGCAGGCGTCATGAAAGGCGAGTATCTTTTTACAATTGATAACTATCACCCCCACCGCAATGAACCCGATTTTTACTTTGCTGAATTCCCTGATGAGCACAAGTCTCACAACATTGTGGCCTTGGATAACGGCCAAATCGGCGCTTATCCCAACAATCGTTGTCGCATGTGCGACCCATCGTTAACGCACCACAACCTCAAGACCCCAGACTTTAAGGTGTCGACGCGGTACTTTGATGTTGAACATGCACCGAAGTGGGGCAGGCTGGGTGAAACAGATGATTACTTCTGGAAAACACCCAACGAAACCCTATAATTTACGAAAGGGTACAACAAGGAACGTTGTATTAAATGAAGAGTCCCTTAAGCTGCAGCGTAAATTAGCGAAACTTGCTTCAGCATAAGTCGCCTAGTCGCTAATCGTAGGCAGATACTCTCGCCCTACTCGCTGGATTAGCTCAGTGGTAGAGCAATGGTTTTGTAAACCATTGGCCATCGGTTCAAATCCGATATCCAGCTTTGCAAAAGTTAGTTATAGTTATCGCAGTGACTTGTTGGCATTAGTGCCAAGTTCCAAGCCAAAGCTTCAAGAGAACCGAAACAAGTTCTTGGAGTACAAAAAGACTTTGTCCTGCAATAACTGTGGGATAGATGACCATCGCGTCCTGGAATTCCATCATGTTGGAGACAAGGACCATACGATCTCAAAGATGGTGAACCACGGCTACAGCTGGGAGCGGATAGAAGAAGAGATGCGTAAATGCATTCCGCTGTGCTGCAACTGCCATCGGCTTGAGCACTGGAGTGCCTGATTACTTTTTCTTGCCGCCGTTTTTAGCTTTACGCGCAGTTGCATTACCGGAGTTCTGCTTAGCGTTTTGCTTTGCAGCGGCCGTCTTTTTCTTTTTGTTTTTAGATTTAGCCATTTCTCAGTGTGGCTTTGATTTGCCAAGCGGCCTTAAATGCCTGACCAGTTAAGTCAGCAAGATAGTTTTGAATATCGATGGCACCCACCTTGGCGGCAATCGGCTCCAGTTTCTTGCACTTCATGCCCAGCTCCTCAAGGTTCTTGTAGTACACAGCGAGCATTTCCGTGCCCTTGTAGCTGGTAACTTTTTGGATACCGGGTGAGGCATCGGCAAGACCCATGCCACAAAGAGGCATCAGATAATCCATAGATCTGATGAACTCAGCCAACGTATCGAACTGTTCCAGATGAGCTTCGTATTGGTCTTTAAGGAATGCATGCACCCCGAGGAAGTTAGACCCCTCGTAGTTCAAGTGAATGAGATGGGATTGTGTCTCAAGTTCCTTGAGGTAGGAAGTGAGGGAAATGCACTGCTGGATGAAGGACCCGACATCACCATTCTTTGATTTACCAGGAGCCTTGGGCTTGTCCTGGGGCTGAGGAACCGCTTGCGTTGAAGCGGGTTGAGCTTGCTGGGGTTGACCAGGACCGGGAGTATACATGGCGTTAAATCAGTATTTTCAGTTTATCAGCGGCTAACTTCTTCCCAATCCATCGTAGCTAGCACCTGAGCGTTGTTGTCTTCGCTGCTACAGACCAGCGTTAGTTCATATGCTGTACCAGTAAAGGTATCACGCTCCAGCTGGAACTTAAACAAAGCTTCTTTTAAGATGTTAACCACAGCTGACCCTTGGTTTGAACCATTGGTAAAGCCACTGGCAAGAACCCGACCCACTCCCAAGGTGAAAGATGTGCCATTAAGCTTGTACTCAACCGATGAGTCTGCCCCCAAGTCAGACCAGGAACCACCTCCGGTCGTTCCATTAAGAACAACTTCCCAGTTATAACTAGCGTTATTCGTAATACCCATGATTGATAACGCCGTCAGGATAATGATGGCATCCAATCGTGTTGACTTAAGGCGCAAGGAGATGACTGGATAAACAGTAGGTGCGGTTGTTAATGTATACGGCGTGTTAACTGGAATACCAACAGCGTTTTGAGCGCCCCGTAATTCGTATCCGCCTTCTGATATTGCAGTTGAACACACTTGTTTTAGTGTGCTGTTGCTTGCTGTAGTTCCAAGGTTTTCAATCTCATAACGCAACGGCAGCGATGCTGTCGTCATATATGTAGATGTAATTAAGTTGGCGTGATGGAATGAATGGCAATGCACCAGCTGACCGTTAATCACAAACCCTGTGCGAACCGTGCCTAAACCAAGCCATTCGATATCAGTCCAATGGATCTGAGCTTTAGTAATGTCAAGGGTAAAGCCAGAGGGTCCATTGCCGTCCAACTTGTCAATGTTCCAGTCGGCCTGAGCAACACGGGTTTCCGCAACAGAGCCAGAAACTGAATTACGCTCCACAAATGACGGAGAGCTAGTACCGCTTACCTCCACATAAATGCCATTAGCTGTTCCAAAATAACCAACCCGCTGCCGCAAGTTTGCTTGACCAGACGCCATGATAAATGTATTCATAATCTGCAGGCTTTTCCCTGGCTGATAAGAACACACTTTTGTTGTTTCTCTTAATACTTTTGCGCCTGATGCAGTCGTAACGTTTAGGTTGATTAAACCTTCTCCACTGCTAAATGCATAGGTACCACCAGTACCCGTGGACGTTGTCCACAGACCATTGTCGCGATAGCGGTGGCTGGAATCAAAGAGTGTTAGGGGGCTTGATGTACGCAACCGCCCAAAAGCATCACCAGCTGTAGTCGCTGGTTGCATATAAACAGTATTGCCACTTGCCGTTGTAACTTCTAACGGTTGCCCACTGCAAGTCTGAACTTTTACAACTTCGTACAGAATTGTTGCGCCGGATTCCCTATAGACAGGCATGGACTTAAGTCATATTTATTTATTATCCCATCCCGCAACTAACCCACCGTAATCCCTTGGCTCCGTTACAGATACATTGTCTATACCACAAAGATCACAAGTATCCATGTGGTACGTGGAGTAGTAATGACTGGGGCCTTTGTAGTCACCTTTCTCGTACCACTTGCCGTAAGTAACACCGCATGGATGACAGACCCACTTGGGATACGTCTTACGCTTTGCCATTGCGCTTACCTTTGGCTGCGTCCATTAAATCACGGGCGCGGTCATATTGTTTTGTGGCGTAATCCAACTGACATGCAACGGCATCTACAAAGCATTCGTACATTTCATCACCGGTCATCTCGTCAATGAACTCAGCAATAGTGTCAGCAAATCCGTCTGTTGCTTTTTGTTTAATGAACATGTCACTTTCTGCCAGGGGAATACGGTCGCCAATGAGTTCAGCATAATGGCTACGCCAGTTCGGAAGCGTGTCCGTAGCATTGGAAGTGTCATGAAGTTGTTCACGGGAATCCTTGGTGACTAATGGCTCATCCATTTCTGCAACGACGCGATGGTTTTTGTACCAATCTTGCCAAGCCTTAATGGTTTCTACTGGATCAGTTGAATCAGACATAATAAAAAAGGGGTTCGTCACTGAGTGACTTACCCCACAAGTGTAATAAAAAATCAGTTAGATCAAGCAGTGATCATAACTTTTTCCGGATTAACTTCCTGAAGTTGTCCTTCTTCATACAGACGAACAGCTTCCAACATCTCGAAGTAACGGTCACGCATCACAGGTCCAGCTTCATTGATACAGAAGTCTTGCCAGAGTCTTGTATAAAGACCGCGCATTGGGTGAGAAGGATCTTTTCTACCTGAACATTGATACATGTGTTCCATGAAGTCAGCTTTTTGCTGTTCTTTGGTGACACTCCAGCTATCAAGGACAGCTTGCCAATTAAATGCGTCAGTCATTGAAACCAATTTGTGTAATGGAAGTAAAGACGCCTTTGACACTGGGACCGATCTCAAATAATAGGTCGTCCAGTTCGTCTTGCAAGGCTTCTGCAATTTCGTCGGCAGTTTTACCACCGAAGGAATTGTATTCAACCTCAAGATCAACCGCAAATGAAACGGTCAACTTGGGCACAGTGATTGGTTCCATTCCTGAATGAAAGGGTTCAATTACTGTAGCAGCAAATTAAAAACAATTAGTGAGTAGGACTACGCGCCCTTGAGAGCTGCTACTTCAGCTTCCAAGGTTTCGATGCGACCGATGGCTTCCTGAAGCGCAGCAGTCAGCAACGGCACAAGCTTGGATTGGTCGATGCCTTGGTAGACGGGATTGCCGTCTTCGTCCACTTCATCCTTGGCGCCAGTGACGCACTCAGGAACAACAGCTTGGGCTTCGTGAGCAATGAAACCATCAACCTGTATATCGGGATCAGCGATAAAGTTGAAGCGGCTGGGCTTGAGTTGCAGCACACGCTCCGATGCGCCAGTGAGTGGAATGATGTTTTCTTTTAAGCGGTAGTCGGAAGAAGTTGTAAACGACGTTGCCGTACCGCTAGTGCTGATTGAACCAACAACACCATTACCATTGCTGAAACTAATGTGAAATCTAGCTGCGGTTGAACTTGCATAACACTCAAGTGCAACGCCACTTGCATTATTAGTCGCGCCGCTAGTGGCAGTTAGATATGCAGTTGTATTTACACCGCCAGCGTTAACGGTTGACCCATAGCCAATTCTTTGGGCGCTGTTAATGCGTAAAGCCTCCGTCGGGCTGCTCGCTCCATCGGCGGTAGTGGAGAACACTAATCTGCCCGGAATATCTGTATTTGAAGAACTTGCTCCGTCAGTAAAAACATCGATTGATGCATAACCATAATTGCTGCTGGTGTTGTCGTTACTTATGAATCGCAGAGCGCCAATCTGGGTATTAGCAGCGGTTGGGCGAGCTGTGTTGCGCCTAATGTCTATAGCGCCAGTAGCATTGTCAGACGTGTTTCCCGCAAAAACGGCTCTAGCGTTGCCATCGTAACTAGACGTGCCAACTAACAGGCGTCCCGAACTGTCGATGCGGGCACGTTCTGAACCAACAGTATTGAATACAATCTGACCAGCACCGGCATTGTTGTTTATATCAAACTGCAAAAGTTCATTTGAGCCTCCATTGTTGGAGATCGCTGCAGTATTAACATTACTGCTATTGGCGAATCGAATTTGAGACCCAAGGCCGCCGGAGGTGTTAAAACCAATATAACCGGTAGCAGTCTTAACATCAAAGATCCAGCTAGGCGTCTGAGTGCCAATCCCTACTCGGCCACTGGAATCAATGGTAATCCCCGTAGAGTTAAAAGAATCGCCTACATTGATTCCAAAGGTATTGGTGCTGCTGCGATAGCCGGATGTCCACTGAACCGTGTTGGTGGAGTCGGAGTATGTATGCTTTGCATGGTTGCCCGCAGCGCCAGCCTGAAGCCTGACGTTTGTATCTGCAGCGGCTCCTGCATTGATATGCAAGATTGAGCTAACAGTCGAAGTCCCCAGACCTACACGCCCGCTTGAATCTATACGCAGTCTTTCAGTAGGACTTGCTGCACCATCAGCCGTTGTACTGAAGACCAGGCGCCCTGGCATGTCATTGGTGCCAGGCGTCCCATCTACTTCACCGGCAACAGTTGCCGCTTCGATAAAACTAGTACCATCTGCACCGTGAAAAGTTAAAGTTCCAAGGCGGCTTCCACTGACAACCGCAGCATTTGAACCAAGTGTTGCTGCACCTGATCTTCCAAGAAGAACGTAAGGAGGGTCATTGCTTACAGCATTATTAATTACGCTTAAAGCACCCCGTGCAGTAGAACCACCTGTTCCTTCTGTTTGAGTTAAAGAACTAAGAGTTGTGCCAAAGAAATTACTACGCGCTGTAGATGTGCCAACTAACAGGCGTCCACTGGAGTCTAGGCGCATGCGCTCGACGCTGTTTGTCCAAAAAGTAATTGGTTGCGCTGCTGTCTGAAATAAACGGGTCAATCCTGTAGTGTCTTGACCGATTAAGAACGGATCAGGGCTGCCATTGTTGCCACTGAAAGTGGCATACGCAGCGGCAGATGTACCAGCAAAAACATGCAGCGATGTTTGCGGGCTTGCTATGCCCACCCCAACACGCCCATTCGCATCAACGAACAACCGCCCAGTGCCATTAGTTGAGATGGCTACTTGGTTTGCCCCTGGTGAGTACACTCCAGTGTCTGGGTCTGTGGTCCAGCTGTAGGTTGGGGCGGAAGCACTACCTAATGAAACAGCTTCTAATTGACCAGCGGAATCAATCCGTAAGCGTTCAGTTGTATTAGTTGCAAACGACAGTTGATTTGTCGCAGACAGGTACACACCATTTGCAGGTGCACTACTTGTTCCAGTAAAAGAAAGTGCCTGAACTAAATTATCAATTAGCTGGGCTTTTGTCTGCGACATCTTAAAGAACGGTTTCCAGTTCTTTCATTTTAATGTTAGTTGCCCAATAACCTTTCAAGTGAATGCGCCTGGTGTTGCTGGTAGTAACCAAGCCGTTCTTGAATCAAGTTATAGTAATTGATGGCAGCATCAACCATTTCTTCTGCATCCATACTGGCAGCCAGTTGTTCATTAGCCAGCATGCCTGCAGTTAAAACAGTGACGCCCCATTCAAGCTTGGAGCCAATAATTGCAGGAAGAGGAGTGCCATCGCTGGTGAACCCAGCCATTAATCTGGTCAGGTTCTCATCAGCCATAGCACTCCTGTGTTGTTACCTTTATTGTATAGGCTTTTATTTAGTAGCCCGTTCTAAATAATACCAATAAGCATGGGTTGCATTTTGGTGAAACCGTTTGCCAAGCAATAGCTTGAGTTTTTTCTGCTCCAGTTCATCCATACGATTTTCATTGTATGGAAGGACATCACCACTGCCATCTTTAAGCATGTTCATCTCAAGGTCATTCATCTCCAGCTGGAGATCAAAGTCTTTGATGGCATGCTGATGACAATTCATCTTGATGGAAGCTTCTTCAGCATTCATCGGCGCATCGATCTTCAGGAAGAAGGTCTCTTGGATACTCGGATGACGCCAGGTCCACTGAGGACTTTCCATAGATTCGAGAGGAGCGGATGGAATATTCTTGAAAGACCTTGACTCCTTGGGGGAGTAGCTGACCAGCTTGGTGGGCACTGCGGATTGCATCAAGGTTTGGGAGAACGTTTGTTTTATTAGAAGGTTCAATCCTTTCAGAAAGGATTTCTCCTGACATTGAACGTAACACAGTTCGCTTGGTTGTGGTGACTTCTTCTTCAACACAAAAGTGCTGTCGTTCTTCAGAAGACCAAAACTCCGGATCCGACTTGATTTCAACAGTTAAGTCTTTCTTTTTAACAAGAGTGAACTGATAGTTGCGGCCAGTAATTTTATTGGCATCAACCGGTAGCACCCGCTTCAAATAATTGAGCAGGTGCTTGAGGCTATCGACTTGGGACTCGTGATGCTTTTGGGCCTTTAGGATAAGACCCTTTTCTTTTTTGATCCGCTCAACAGCATCCTCATGGGCTGCCATGGCGTAGTAGATACGATCAATCTTTTCAGACCGTAGGGTAATACAAGCTTCCAGCTCTGCTCGCGCCAAGTCTTGGGACTCAGGAGTGAGGAGAGGAAGAGAGCGTTCCAGGGCACCATAGTGCTCGTATAGCTGGATGACATTCAGCTCTTTGAGCTTAGTGTGAGTGATTTGAGCCATGGCTTGATTTGTGTTGGAATGGTGTTACGGCTAATCAGGCAATAACCATCAGCCGTTTTGAAAGTGTGATTGAAGTTTATTGAGTGTGTAGGCCAGCAGCGCTGCGGCTGCTGTCCAAAGAAGATCACGGACAACAGAAGTAATGCTTGAAAGAATGAAGTCGAACATTGGATGGTGTGGTTAAAAAGCTGGTCAGTTTAACGTCATGACCAGGACGGAGACTCAAGCTGACGTTTCCGCCGAGTCGTCGAAGCAGTCTACCAGGTCTGTCAAGCCAACCTTGGTGACTGTTACAAGGTTTGCAATGTAATCCGTCAATGCTTCAACCTTGGCATTGACAGAGTCCAGTTTTTCGGACAGTTCTTCGCGACTTGGTGAAATAAAGTCAAGGGTTTCTTCTTTGAAGGTGTCAGGGTTTTCTTTGCGTTGAATCTTGCGGGCGTCATCGTTTGTTGAATAGAGAACATCGGTAAACAAATCGTATTTAGTTTTTTCAGAAGGCTTGGCATAACCAAAGTCCTTTGCACATTTTTCAATGGCTTTGTCAAATTCAAAATACAAGTACAGCAAATGTGCTGCTTCTTGCAAGAACAGATCCTTGTAGCGGTCAAACTCAAGGCCGTAAGTATCAAGTGACATGGGGAAAATCGACATCAATGGCGGTTTGTAAAGCTTTAAGGACAAAGTCCTGCTGGTGTTGTTCACCCCAGCTGGTCCATTCTGCTAGATCTGGGTCGGTATCGTCCCACTCAATGTGGATACAACACCCACCATCGTCTTCTTCAATCACCTCTAGCTGCAGCTTCGTTATCCAAGTGTTGTTCGACATGGGCAATCAACATGTTTTGAACATAGTCTTCGTGATGCATCCTAAGGTCTGCAGCCATCTTTACAAGTTCCCAGTGAGTGTCTTCTGGAACTTCAAGGTCATAGCGTTGGTAGTTGCTCATGAAATTAACAGTTGGTTGCGTTGCAAGTTGACGAGCGTATTCAAGGATGTCGTCAGTCATTTTTTGGTTGTAGTTTTGAGTTGAGGCAAAGCAACACCTGGGAAAGGCACGTAGCCTGACTCCAGCATGTTATCGAACAAAGTCCAGGCATCATGCTGGGTGAACACCTCCTTTGGTTTGTAGGTACGCCAGTGGGTTAGCGGTGCTTGTGCACCATGTTTGGTGTGCAGCAACAAGAAACGTCCATCCGTAATGGCATCCGACGGTGGTGCATACCACCAAGCCACACACTTATCAGGTGCGTAGGCAGGACAGGCATTGCGTACTTCAGTACGTTTGCACAGAAGATCTCTGTATTTGTTGAACCAAGTCAGGTGGATGCACCAAGGTTTGAACCCTTGGATCTCTTGTTGGAATTGCGATAGATGATTGAGCTGACGCTGAAAGGACCCACACGAGCAGCTAGGTTCGCCAAAGCTGGACCGTTGTTCATTCTCATCCAGTTCAGAGTCCATGTCAACGAGCCGATCCTCAAGCCGAAACCCGTCCGGTGCAACCAGATATCCAAGGTCGGTCTGGTCAGACTGAAGTACGGCTTTGAGCTGGTCTTGGTCTGAAAGGCGAATGAACTTGTCTGCCCACTGGGCTTGGAGACGAGCGTTAACGGTGTGCGATCCAAGGGCATGAACGTAGCTCCATCCTTTGAACATAACGTAGGCATTCTGATTCCAGATACTTGGACCCCTGTAATTGGGGCCAAGGTAAGCAAAGAAATCTTTTAGCCTGTTGGTAAAAGAAACAAATGCTTCTTTTATTGGTTGGCGTGGATAATCAACTTTGCTACCGTCACGGTAAAGCACACGGCAAAGGTCATCAAAAAGATAGATGCCCGTGACATCGGCTTCATTGAAGTCCGGGAACGCACGGCGTATATTCGTCCGTGTGTAGATGAACGTTTGAGCTTCATTAAGTTCAAGCAGAGTTTCAGTCATAGCAGATTGGTGTGGTGTGAAATGTGTCAGATGAACAGATCGGGATCTTGTCCTGACCGCTGGAGCTTAACACGTTCTTGTTCCTTGAGGTAGGCGGATTTACCAACCTTGTAGGTTGCGTAGCCAAGTGCTGCCCAGGCAACGGGATTACCAAGGACAAGAAGTGCACCGGCTCCAATGGCGCCAAATGTTCCTGCAGTTTTAAGAACTGCTTTGTGCTCTGGTTTCATGAGGTGATTGTTAATACATTTGGAAAAAGATAAACGGTGTTTACTATAGAAGTAAAATTAAGTAACAATTGAATACATTCCATGGATCAAATTAAGTATGTGTCGCTGTCTCAATTCCAAATCGAACCATCGTTAGACGATAAGTTTTGGGAAGAGAAGCTAAAGCGCACAATCCAGGAATGTAATTCGGTTAGTGCATTGAAAGAAATAGCGACCCTCTTAGCGAGGATCGCTACCCAAAGACAAGGTGTAATAAGGGGATTGGTACAAGATATGTTCATCTTTAATAACGTTGCCGTTAATCAAGATGATCTTGCCAACCCCCAGGTTGAATCAGATCAGTGAATCGTCTTCACCGGTCATTGGATCACGGGCAGGCAAAGCCTTGACTTCGACATCCGTGGTGCGGGACACAGGAAGAATCTCAACACCAGCCTTGATTCCATAGGCACCGCCAAGCTTTTCAGCATCTTGCCGTGCGTGTTGGTTGATGTAATCGCTGAACATTTCCTGGAACTTCCAGGTGGATTCACGATCTTCATCAGGAATCGAGAGGCGATTCAATGATTCGATTGCAGTTTCCTGATCGGAATAATCAGGGATGTCAAACGATTCAATAGCGCAGATCTCAACGTTGTTGGCACCGCGCATCTCATTGGCAAGCACCGGAGCAAAGACGGTGGTTGCATAGAACTTCTCGTTGAATGCAAGAGGAACTTCAGAGTCCAGTGCTTTGCTCAGACACTTGGACATTTCCTTCTCATACATCTTGATCTTCTCAGACACGTCGGTGCCATTAAGACCCTTCAAAGTCAAGACCATGGGGATCTTGTGGGCACGCTTGTTGTCTTCCGTCAGGATGTAAACAAGGTACTTGGTACGCACACTGTACTTGCGCTTGTACATCTCACCTTTGCTATTGGCAAGGTCGGATGCAATCTTATCGGCTTCAAACAATTCTTTAACGTCTGGATCCTCAAAGGTTCCAATCGTCTGCCTCATCCCAGTTGTTTCCTCAACCATAAGGGGAGAACGTAGAAGGACTTGAAGTCGAGGCTCAGTAAAATTGAGTCCTTCTTCCACTGAAGTATTGGGAGCCATACCAAAAGTTTGCTTGTAGTTCCAGATAAGTGAACCTTTAGCAAATTGATCTTCAGTGGCGTTCCATCCACAAGTGTCAAGGTCTGACTTCCGCACGAACCAACCTCGTGTCTTGGATTTGTTGAGAGGTTGGATGGTGACGAGATTCTGGTATCCGGACACAAACTTTTTATCTTGGAAAAGTTTGAAGGAATCCAGGCCACGGGTGGCAAGAGCAGAGGTTTTCTTCATGGTCAAAGTCGTAGTAGGTTTCTTGGGAGAAAAGGAATCAACTTTGGATTGGAGTTCATCCATCCAAGCTTCATCCATCATGTCAACAGGAGTCGTTGTCATGGTTGGTTCGTAGTAGAACAACAGATGCTTTTAACGTCATCCCAGGACGGGCGCCTAGTCTAGGAGTGACCAGGCGCTATGGAACATCAGCGTTTGTTATCAAAACGGTGCGTTGTCGTCATCTTTGGATGGGCTGCCGTATTGACCAGGGAGATCAGGCAGTCCGCTTTCACCATGACCCCAAGGATCAGGTTGTTCATCCATAGTGCGACCACCCCACAGTGAACCAACATTCCCTTCGGATGCAACAGTTGTTTGGGGCTGGATCGGAGCGGAACCATCGACTGCCTTGGGAGACAGCGTCATCTTCTTAAGTTCGATCTTAGTTTGTATTTTCTTTTCCCTTGAATCTTTATCGATCCAGGAATCAGTAACCAGTCGACCCTTAATTGTTAAGCCCGTTCCTTTGCGGGTGAAGTTACACAGAAGTTCTGCGTAGTTAGGCTTATCTTCTGCGTTGTTAATTGCGTAGAAGTTAAAGAGATCAGATTGATTGCGACCAGTATTAACCGCAAGGGTTTGGTTGCAGATCATCAAACCACTTGGTGTGGTTTTAAAAGCACGTTCATCTTCGTGGTTGACATCTTTGACGCAACGTCCACTAAGGATGACAGTGTTAAGAATCGGAAATGTCTCTGCATTAACCATGCCAATGACACCACCATGCAAAGAGAGTTGCCTGGTATCTAAGTCATAGCGGAGCGTGGAATCATGCAGGTAAATTCCCATGTTCTTTTTCATGCGAGCAAAACGTTCAGCCGTCTTGCCGTAGATGTTAAGTTCGATGGGAGTGTCTGCTTTCTTAGCGCCGACAGCCGGTAGGCTAATCATGCAGCGCATTGCAGTTGAGTTGGCGCCTGTAAAAACTTCCCGAGGATCTTCAAGAAGTTGAGCGCAACCAGCAAAGAAATTCATTGCAAGAGAAGTAGGGTGGAAGGCAGTTTAACGTCATACCTGGGACGGGTCCATAGATTTAGTGGGTATCAGACCAAGTCTTACCAACTCGGGAGTCACCTTCAATCAAGCATTGAAAGTTAAAAAACTCCTGGGCCTGGGGGAATGAAAGCATAGCTTGCTCCCTGATTTTTTCTGTGTGATCTGGATGGCATGCAATTTGGATTTCATCATGCACCATCAACAGCTGCTCCCAGTCTTGACCGTAGACCAGACCAAGGTTTTGTTCAATGTTTTGTTGCGTAAAAACAACAACTTGTTTCATAAGGATTGCACCTGCGGATTGCAGGAGAACATTCAATCCTTTGAACGCAGAGCGACAATGCAGAACGCGACGATCAAGACCACGCAAATAACCCCGGGATCCAATAGTTTCATCAATCTGTTGTTTAAGTTTCTTTAATGCAGGTACACCTTTCATGAATGAATTGATAGCATTACTTCCCAGTTGCCGGAGAACTAATTCATCCTTTTCATCAGGGTCGATAATGGTACCAGCCTTGGCAGCACCACATCCGTAAAGCATTCCATACAATAACCGCTTACTAATATCACGAGTTGCTACGCCAAACTGCTCTTGGTTATACGTATGGATATCAATTTCCGGGTTAACAACTAGAGAAGCATACTCTCCGTTGTCCCAAAGGGCCAAGTATCCAGCAAGGCAGCGCAGCTCAAGTGCTTTAGCGTCAATACCAATGAGGTCCCACCCGTAAGGAGCATGGAATAAATTGCGACATTCCTTTCCATATGGGGAGTAAGACGCAGGCACTTGGCCCATGTTTGGATTACGGTGTGCGCACCGCCCAGTGATGCAACCGTTAGTAATAAGGTCGCCGTGGATACAGCCAGATTCGTTGTTGAACAACTTGATCCAAGCATTGTTGCCATCTGCAATTTGACCAAGACGTTTTTTGACCAGCATGTATTCTGCCAATGGCTTGGCTTCTGGGAAAGGCAATGTCTCTAATACCTCATCATTAAGGATTGGATTTCCTTTCTCAGTAGTTTTTTCTGGTCGCCATCCGTACTTCTGCGCAAGTCGATTAGCAATCTGGTCACGAGATCCAGGATTGAATTCTTCAATGCAGACTTTTTCAAATGGGACACCTTTGACATAGCCACGGGTTTTGTTGTTGACCTTGGGAGTAAACCAAGAGCGATGTTCAATAGGCGGGAAGACTTTCTTTAACTCGTCTTCAAGTTCTTTTTGTCTTGTGCGTAGTACATCCACAAGATCAAAAGCTGCATCAAGATCAAAAGGAACACCTGATCTAACTTGTCGATCAATTGCAAGCGCAAAGTCGTGCTCCAGTTTGAGCGCCGCCTCTGGGTAGTGTTGCTTGCAGATGTGTTCCCAAAGTTTCTTAGTAACTTCCACGTCTTGGATGCAGTACTTAAGCATCTCTTCTGAATAGACGGAGAAGTCCTTGAAGTTGATCTTATGATCGGCCAAGCGCCATCCCCACGCCTTAAGCGATGCGGATCCACGTAGGTTCGGTGAAACCTGCGAATATTGTTCGATGTCAAGGTCATAGAGAAGTTCTTTGGGCCAGATCAATCGTGTGCAAATGAGTGTGTCAATGATGCGTGATTTGCATGTGAATGAATGTAGTTTTTGTAGGACTGGAATGTCATAGAAAATAATATTGTGCCCGATCAAAACATCAGCGGTTGCCAGATGAGCAAGAGCATCAGCAATGTGATCAGGCCCATAAGTAAAAGTTTGTTTGCGTCCAATGTCATAGAGAACAATGCAGTGGATAACTGTGACAGCATCATAAAGATTGTCAGACTCAAGGTCAAAGACCAACCAGGTTTCACTTACGGAATCTGGCTTCATCTTGAATTGAGAGGTCTTGACCAGAGAGCTTGTCATTGTTCTTGTTAATCCACGCCAAGATTTGCTGCGCACCCGCACGGTACGGATGAGAGAAAATCTTGTTGAGAGCTACGTCAGAGTCTAACGGAATCAACAGAAATTGATTGGATTTATTACACGCAGTAATGGCGTGTGGCACTCCATTTTTCCAGGTTGCAATGACGTAGCTCACGGTGAACGTTGAAAGAACGCTCAGATAATATCCGATTTATTGAGCAATGCAAGATGTGCGGAATTACTTTCGATTTGATTTGCCGTATCCCACAAAGTCACCATCTTTCTTGCGTTGAGACAACGCCTTGCTGGCTTCTGTACCAGCGCGTTGACTGCCATGTACCAGCAGTGCAAACGGCTTGTCGCCCAAGCAATGGCTATCGTCGTGATCGATTTCCAATCCCAGCTCAGTTGCCTGCTGTTCTGTGTAGACCACATAGGCAATGCGCTTGAACACCTTGGGGTGTTTGGGAATTAGGTAATCGAGCGTACCACCATGGGACGCAGTGAGATAGAAGTTAGGTGGAATGATGTCGGCAAGGTTAAGCCACATGCCCAACGACTTGGTGTAGGCATAGAAGGTTTGGTTGGGCCGCTCGGTTGCAGCCATGAACCAAGCCTTCATGTAGTTCTCTGTCCAGAAATCACCAGACTCATGAACCCGCACCAATTGTTTGGGCGGCATCATGGTCAAGGACAGATCAATGAGGTCACGCAGCAGTGTGACTTGGTTGCCATTGGAATACAACGTTTCACGCAGCAAATCCCAGTTGTGCCAGCGTGCTTCCCTGACGTTGGGCCGCACTTCTGACATAGCTGCAAAGCAGCGGAACTCATCTGCTGTGGTACCAGTGGTCTGGGGCAGATCAGTGATGGTACCTGTGGCACGGTCAGCAAAGGTCTTGCAAACACCAGCGTGCGGGCAGGAGTAACCCGCTGGAAGCGAGAAGATCAAACGGTTCTTGAGCTTACCGTTACCGGTGGAAAACTTGAGGAGTTTCATGGTGTGGTGTGGATAAAAGATAAGCAAAGCTTATGGATGAGTTTAAGGACATCCCAGGTCCGTTGATGTGTTACATGATGAACGACATCATATACAACAACGATCATATACTTTCCGTATCAATAGATACAGAATCTTATGGAACTAACGTATCGCGGCTGCAAGTATGACAAAGGGCAACAAGCCAAGAAGGATAGGGACTGGTGGAACCTGACCCATCGCCCTTGGCTGCGCCTGACATACCGTAATATTGGATACCTTCCTTACCTGATCGGAGGTCAAATCAAATGAACAAGGCACTGATTGTTTACTTAATTGATCAAAAGAAAAAGACGGCACGTAAGGATATTGAATCCAAACATGCCATCAAAGAATTAAAAAAACAACCGGCCTCGACTTTTTAATTCCCGTTCATCAGCCTCCGGATCAAACGGAGGTTTTTTATTGGAAGACAGCTTCTCCGATAACAGGGAATTGGTCACAGAAGATTTGCTGGATGTCTCGGGCGATTTGTTGGTGTTCGAGTTGGGTTCCATTGGCAGTGCGCAGTTGAAGGTAGTGTATCCACGAACGGAGTGTACCGTTCATGTATAGACGTGTCTGTGTCGAAAGCGGCAAAACCGCACGAGCACATTCCTTGGCGACACCGTTACTGATCATCTCACGGTACAGATGTTCAGCGTCTTCATATAGATGACTGATGCGACGGTAGTAACCAGAGATTAAATCAGAATCCAAATCATCAATACTGTTTTGACGATTCTTCTGATCTTGACGACGCAGGTGAGGGATCACAGCGGAGCCAAGTTCACTGGCATCTGCATAGCGTTGACTGAATTCCTGGAAACTAAATGAACGATGGCGCAAGATCTGTGGTGCGATTGCACGTGTCGTTTCAATCTCAACGCACATGTTTGCCATCTCATACGGCGACCAATGGTTGTTGTTAATTAGATAACGCAGCAACCGTGGTGCAGTGTCCATGTTGTCTTGATTGCGCGGTGCAGAAACACGCGCCATCTTGACGATCATTTCTTCTGCGTTGGGCGTTGCCCATACCAATTTGACAGGCATCTTTATTCTCCAGGTACCACGGTATTTTTGCTGAGTTGATCGAGATGATCAATAGGACAAATACGCATTTGCGCGTGCTCCGTTGGAGAAGCAAGGTGGTCCCATTGGACGACAAGGACTTTCATCTTGGTACCACGGGAGTCACGCTTTTCCTTGAAGTCAATGACCGTACCGTAGCGTTGTGTCCTGTGTTGTGCGATGCGTTCACGCACATCTTGTTTGTTGGTGAAGATCCCATGGGTCTTGGGACGTTCAGCAACGCGATCACCAATGGTGTATTTGAACTGTGCTTTGTTTGCCATCAGATGTGAGTCCAAGCTTTTCGGTTAACAATGCGTGAGATGTACGATACGCTGATGCCGTATTTTGCAGAGATTGCTTGATGGTTAAAACCCCAGGCATGCATACGGCGAATATGCAGTACGTTCTTTTCAGTCAGTACAGCATTACCGTTGTCAGCTCCACGGGCAACGTTACCAGGCCTTGGTTTACCCTTAGGAGGACCCGGCTTCAAGACTTCGTATCGCTCAATGGTGCGGTACTTAGCATCACATGAAAGACATCGGCAATAGCGTTTAGTAAAACCAGGGAAGTGATTGGTGCAGGTGACGCGTGTGTACTTGCTTGAGCAAGACGGGCAGTTCATTGGGGATCAAGTGAACAGGGTGCGTTATCAATAGATTGATTACGTATTTCTGCATACTTATCTAACTGCAAAGAATCCAATAAATACAGAGTATTTTCTGGGCCAATGATCTTGAATGCATCAACAATTAGATCATGCTTACGCAAAGGGATGCGGTAGTAATCCAAAAGGATTTCTTCTGCACGATCAAAGTCATCGATGGTTCCAGTCAACCGTTCAACAACAGTGCTTGGCATGTTGTCAACAATGTTACCAACAATGGCATCGATGACTGCTGACCAAGTCTCGGATGGAATCATCGCGATGACTTTATCAACCAAGTCAAGATCAATGGGATCGTTTTGAGACTGACTGATCATAAGGAAAAAGCCCCCGGTTTCCCAGGGGCCGTCTGCACTTCTCGTGTAGTTTAGACCGCTTGAACCTGGGTGTCCACCACTGGTTCCATCACGCCAGCTTCTTTGAGTTTATCGAGCATGGCGCACATGATTGTGGCGTGCTGATGGGTTTGTTCCATGAAGTGTTTGGCACGATCAGCGGTAATGGTGTGAGTACAACCATTGGGTTCGGTGTACTTCCAACTGCCATCCGGTTGAGGATCGCCTTGGAGCGCAAGGCGTTCAGAGTTGTGAACGTAGCGCAGTTCCAAGTTGTGGTAATCCTTGAGACCGTCTGGTGCAGTCCAAGTTGCACCGAGGTTGTAGCGATTGTCTTCGTCAGAAAACGCATGGAATTCAGGGATAACTGATTTGAAAGCAGCAAGAATTTGCATGGTGTTGAGTAAGGGAATTGGTACCCGAGGTGAGATTCGAACTCACGCTGGAGCGATTTTAAGTCGCTTGCCTCTTCCGCTGGGCTACTCGGGCGCACTTGGACTTACGCTTACATCAATGGATGCATGCTGCCAAGTGTGGTCATGGGGCAATGGCTCAGTGCCATATTCCCATGTGTCGTAGTCTTCTTCATTACGTGGATCGTCTTCGATCAGTACGTAATGCGGAGAGTTGTCATGAATGAAATCTCCGATGTTTGCCATAGCCATAGCCAGGAGTTGATCATCGGTGTAGTCGTGTTCCATGGTGAAGGACCAGCCCTAGTATCGAGGCTAAGGCTGGTCAATTTGGCTTCGGCCTTTAAGAGGCTAGCTGTTCATTGCGGGTTTGCAATGCCTCATGGAACCCTTCGGTGTATTGGTCTCGCTGATCAGGCGTCAGGTTTTGATTAGATAAACCTTTGATTTGATCAACGGACATCATGCCACCGTCAACCTTGAGTTGAATGGTGAACCTGGGTTTACCTTCTACCATACAAAGCACAATGAAGTGCTTCTTCTTACGAACACCTTCAGCGTAACCAGAGGCAGAGCCAACGCAATTGCGTACGGCTTGACCCCACATGGCGAGCTGATGCGTGTCGTGTGGCTGGAAGAACGACCAAGTTTCACCATCAACAGATACTTTGATGGGTTCAGGGAATAAATCCTGCGGTAGCTTTTCATTTGGATTTTGAATCTTCCATGACTCTGCCTGGACATGGTCATGGAATTCATTGATGCGCCAACGTTTGGGAGGATTTAGATCCTTGTGCTCAAGCACGCGGTTAAGCATGTTGATTGTGTCTGACCATTCGTAGAATCCATAAACGTGTAGACCAAGGTCACGTTCCATGGTGACGTTAGAGCCATTAGCACGTACACGTTGCTGCTCTTCTTCATAGTATTTGGCAAAGATGCCAAAGAAAGAAGCAACAGGCATGTGTTGACGCAACCAATCAATAGTCTTGTCTTGCACGGCGTACGAACGAATGCGTATGCCTAGCAATTCTTGAATGTGGTTTTGATAATAATCAATGGGACAATCAGGCCAGATGCCATGAACATAGCTAATGGAATCAACTAGTTTCTTAGCTTGATTAAAAGGTTGTTTGATGTTGACTTGTAGTTTGTTGTTCTTATCTTCATAGACAGCAATAGATTCATCTAGTTTTTGCTGGACCCACTTACGGAAGAATGGTGTATTAAAGATGTGTTTGACATTGCGTAGTGGCAGCCAATCAAGGTATGCAGGCGTTCTTAATTCAGTAAGTGAATAGAAGTTATCAACAGTTAGCTGCCAAGTTGATTGCTCTTCTTGACTTACAAAGACAGGAGGAATCTCAAGAGCTTGGGCAATGCCAGCACATTGAAGGCGGCTAAAAAGGAAACGGCTATCATCCCAGGTGGGAATTGATTCTTGCAAGGCTTTACTGAATTCTTCAACAGCCTTGGCAATGTTCCGTCCCTTTTGGGTATAACTACCAAGATAACGAGCACGCCATTCACGATCTTCTTTGCCATCAATGATGTCTTGACGAGTTACAAGACGACGGTCAATGAAGAATGTTGAGCGGCCAATCTCAATCTTGTTGTAGTTATCAATGTTGTTGATGATATCGCGTGGAATTGTCTTACGTGCTGATGCAGTGTCACGGAAGACACGTGCATAGCCATAGACATACTTGTCTTCTTGGCCAGCTGGCGGCAGCCATCCGGCGTACCAACATTGTTCGAAGTGATAAAGGATTGCGCGTGTCTGGAGACGGGCCTGCGGAGTAGCAACATCCACAGGCTTGGTAAATGAGTGGTGACGATCTGGCGCAAGCTGCGTGTTAATCGAATCAATTGCATCTTGCTGCAGTGATTCACGCACCACGTCATAAGGAATGACATGCGGGATGTTGCCAAGGGGATACTTGGCTTTCTTGGCAGGAGATGATTGCTTTTGTTGGCGAACCAAAGCTTTGAGCTTGGGATCGTAGGCAATCAACTCGGTCTGCAAGTTTTGAGGAAGTTGGAATTGCATGGTGAGTTCAGAGTAAGTTCGTAGTGTGTGAGCAGTTTAATGTCATGCTCAGGACAGGGGATCAGTCTAGATCGTAATCGGAGGTGTCGACGAGTTGCCAGTGAAGATCGAGCTGATCAAGATAGCAGCAGAAGCCATCTTCATCAGTAGGGATTTGTTGTTCCTCATCCAGCTCAAAGCTTGCTGTGCAAAGAGCTGGAGCCCATTCTTCAGGTTCGAAATATGTTGCCCGATAGAGCAAACGCATTTCGTCAACCACTGCTGTAACTGTGACATTGGTACCTTCGATGATGGTGTCTTCAATAGCAAGGACAGACATGAGTCAGACCTGAATGAATTGCTTGGGTTTCATGAAGTCAGATGTTGGTCCATACTTCTCGATAAGATCAGGGAATGCGTCGAGCAAACGCTGACGATTCACTGGATCTGCAACGCGCAGTGCTTGTGCAATCGATGAAACAAATGAACCACCATGTGATTGCATGAGGCAAATCATGGCGGTCAGCTGAGCTGAATTCATGTGTTGAATTGCAATGGAATGTAGGCAGTTTAACGTCATACCCAGGACGTATCTTTAGAATAATTTAATGTTTCGTTTGCTCAATCCTGTGCCAGGAATTGAGAACGATCCAAGCAGTCCAGACGGACGTGCGTTGAGTGTGAATTGGATGGGGCCAAGTCGTATCGATTTGGTGAACGACTTGATGCCCCGTTCCGTGATGTTGACTCCGGCAATAGTTTTGTCGAAGTTAAAGGCTGAGCGTTCAGTCATAACAAGAATTGGATTCGGCCAATGTAAATCTCAATTGAAAGTATTCATCTTGATCTTTGTCTTTGGCGTAGTAACGGGCTTCAAATCCACCAGAGCCAACAACGTTGTTCTTGATGGATTCTCTTAGCAAATGGCGTGCCATTGCTTTAAGTCTTGCGATGGATGGAACTGCGTGCCCATTACCTTCAGTTGTTTGCCACTGCCAGTCAACCGCTGTCATAGCAATGTAAACACGTTGAAAATCAAACGTGTCAATTACGTTATCAATCAATGATTCTTTTGAGTCCATTAGTTGTAGATCATGTCGAGGGACAAAATGATTGCACTAAGGAATAACATGGAGCAGAGAAGGATCATCATTTGAGGTCATCAGGAAGGAGCATTTGAGTGTCTTCGTCAGACATGTTGGTCATCATGAACTTCTCTCCGTTGGGTGAAATGAAACCACCAACGAAACCAACTCCGTACTTGTCAGCTGATTCCTTCATCTTTGCTACGAGTTGCATAGCGGATAGACGTTGGAGATCAATGGAGTCTGGGATGCGGGGAGTGTTGTCAGGCATTGGAATGAAGTGGAATGATTGATGGAGTGTAGCAGGGAATAGGGGGAGTAAACATTAGTTTATCTAATAGAATTAATGGTTCCCCCCTGGTACTCCCTGCGGGGTTGTAGGGGTTCAGCTGTGCATAGCTTGATGTTCTTTCCATGCATTGGTATGCATTTCATCCAAAGTCAAAGGCGGTTCATTGACTTCGTCTGGATCAAAGTCAGCATCAAGGTAATTCACAAGCATTGGAATGATTTCCTCTTCGAGTAAGCAATAGATGGACGGAGTGAGATGCTGGTCCATCTGATGCCGCTTCGCTTCACGTGCCATGACATCTTGGAGGATAGTCAATGCTTCACGCACGTGGACATACTCGTTTTGTTCCATGGTGTGGTGTGTAGGTTGAATGGGATGACCTGGGACTTACACCATTATTGAGAAGAGTTCTCAATTGTGGATGCCCAGGTCTTGTTGTGTTGCCAGAGAAATCATCTGGGATCAAGGATGATCCAGCCCGTGTAGTTATCGCTGGTGCGATCCACACGAATTAAGCGTTTCTCTTCGAGGCTTTCAATGGTGCGTATGTAATCAGCCATTCGATTTCCTTGGACCGGAATCTTTGGTACGAAACATGGAGTGTTCGCATGTTTCCTCCTGTGATTTAAGTAATACAGATAGAGATTCCGTTGGTTAATACTCAGGCTGAGTGGTGCTGAGTTGTCGATTTGCATTAGATCAATCCAAGAAGACTAAGCCAACTATCGGGATGGTCCGGTTCTACTTCGTCGTCGTCCGGTGTGAACGCGACTGAGTCGAACGACCACTCTTCGATTTCCTCGTTGGTCGGGACATCGTACCAGCCTTGGAGTTCTTTGTCGGCGTACCGTGGGATCCAGTAGCACCGGAGGATGCCTCGCTTGTTGCGATAGACATCGCCGTTGCTTGGACGTTCGCCTTTCTCTCCGTCGTAGTTGACTTCGGCTTGGTACTGTTGGTCGAGGTCTTCTTCTGAGAAGGGGACGTAGCCGAAAGATTCGGCAATTTCTTGGGTGACGGGGTGAAGCATGAGATTAGTACCGTGATGAGGATTGAGATGAGTGCGATGACATGAATAATGATGTCATCTTCTTGAGGACTAGGAGTCTTCGTCGTCATAGATGACGCCCTCCCACTCATCTTGATTGGATTCTGTCATTGCTTGATATTGTTCTTCTGCCATGTCAGCCATGGCATCAAGCAAGTCAGCGTTGTAGTTGTTGTCGAGTTGAGTCATGGTTTGAATTGGTATAATGAATTGAAAGCCTGGGACTTACGCACCGAGCTGGCGTCGGTACTGCCCAGGCTATTTGTAGTACTGACGTACTAACGGACGTGGGTCAAACCTTGACGTGAGACCAAGCTTTGCCCTTGTGGATATTGGAGATGGTGTGTTGGCTAACGCCGTACGCCTTACCGATCTCGATGTACGCACGATTGGTGCTCTTGAATTCCTTCATGATTGAAGGCGTTGCAAGGACACCTTTGATCTCGCGGACATCGCTCTCGCTGAGCTTGGCATTGCAGAAGGCAGCTGGCTTAATTCTCCCGGAGAATTCGCCGCTTGTGATCTTCTTAACCAATGCCATCTCACCGTCCTGCTGGAGAGCAGGCCGAGGCGTGGTATTGAGAACCTGACGGATGGGTAGACCAAGAGTCACAGAAGTTCCGTCTTTTATGACGGAGATCGTGACCTTGCCTTCTCGGGTGATAACCGAGACGTGATCAGGGTTCTGGATGTCGAGTTGACTGATGGCTTCCATGAGTTGAGTGGAGTGCAGTACGAGGATAGCTGGATGATTACTGGATGCAAGTACTAGGTCTAGTCCACAGCACACTCTCCCACGCCACCGGTAGTGGCGCAGGGGGGAGTGGGGACTGACCTTCTACCTCATGTAGAGGTAAGAGCCTGCCCAATCAGCATTGTGGAGACAAGCTTCGTAGGAGGCGTCATCCAGTAGTTGGTAGCGGACGTGAAGAGCTGGTGCCTTCCAGCTGGCGGGCTTATAGACTGCACCTGTCTCACGTGAGACAAATGCATGTACAGATCGCCCGACACGTCCGGCACCAGAATTTGTGACTTGAATGATCTTGTAATACTTGGTACCACGAACAATCTCGTGGTTCAAGTAGTCAGGATATTCTTCACGTTGTGGATACTGCTTGTAGTAACGCTTGGTTAGTACATCGATAACGGCATTGATGCGATCTTCGATGAGCTGCGTTTTCTCAGCGAGTTTCATGTTGAGTTTGCTGTGAGTGGATCTTGGTGATGTCGACGCCCAGTGCACCGCCAATCGTTAGTGCCATTACTGCAATAGCAAAGACACCAACGAGGAAGTTGGCTATGGGCATCTCATTTCGAGAACCATAAGAATCAAGTTGAACATACTGATTCTTGCCAAGTGAGACAATGCGTTTCATTAGAATAAGAATGAAGTGAACAGAGGCAGTCCTGGGTGAGGACTGCAGAAAACCCACCGCCGATACGAATTCGTATCAACGGAAGGGTTAAGTGCAGTCGTCAGAAAGGAATTTCTTCCAGCGTCGGCTCAACCTTGGATTCAGCCACTGGTGTGACTGCAGGCTTAGCCTCCGGTGATGCACCGATGACAGCACGGACTCGCGTCAGTGCAATCTCTGGATATTTGAGGGCTACCAGCTGGTCATCTTTGACGTAATGCGTGCGAATACTGGCGATCCGCACATCATACTGGACAAGGATCAGCTGCTGACCAACCACCAACGTACCGTTGTTGTAGGCAGTAAGTAGCCCGTTGCCATTGTTGAATTTGATGCGGCAGACACCATCGAACTGGTCCTTGACATACATGGTGATCGCAAGGAACTCGCGACCTTCATGCACAGCAGTTTCCATGTAAGCAATGTTGCCGATGATTGTGTTGCTAAACATAATCAATGTGAAGTAAGGGACTAGCAGGAATGAATCCTGCAGGAAACCCTGGTGTTACTCAGGGTTAATTGCAAGAATCAGTTGTTAGCAAGCTGTGTATACAACTTGCGGGCACCAGCGAGTGAGAGGCTGGTGCTTTGGTCGTAACCTTTGTGACCCTTGCGGATCAACTTGGTTACATGCGCCACATTTCCCTCCGTATACACGAAGAAGAAATAGATGGCTTGGTCCGTTTCAACTGCCAGGGTCTTATCAGGGTTAGACATGGTGTGGTGTTGAATGTGCCGTGCCCATCTCGGCGTTGGGCAATGGCTGGACCAGGGATTGCACCTGGTCACTCGCTTCTACGAATCAGCTGTTGTCATGGGTAATTCACCAGTTGGTTCAATCGCCTTGGCGATCTGCACCCTGGTATTACGTATCCACATCTGAATACGTTCTTTGCTCTGGTCTTCTGCTACTACCTTGGCAGCAGCGATCAGACCAGTTGCTAGCTTGGCTCGTAACATTGTGAACTCCTGGTTAAATCAATTGAATTGTTTGGACTTACCCGCGCTGTGCGCGGTGCCAAATCAAAGTAAACTCAGTTACAATTGAAGTCTTATTCCAAGTGGTTGTTAAGTTACAGTCTTTATCTGAAAGCTATTGCGGCGCGGGGCTTTCCCCAATTTCGAGCACGATATGAATTCGTATCAATCGATAAATTGCCACCGAATTGTGTTAGTTTCAACAAATTACTTGACAAATTTGCACTCTTAGTATCTAATTTGACCTGACCTTCACTACATCATGTGGAGCCATCACGCATTCTTTTTTTTCTCCCCATAATTCGCTTCGGTCAGGTGGTGGGAGAAGCGTCAGGTAATTTTGTCCCCTATTTCGGGCTATAACGGGGCCTTACTTTTAAGTAAAAATGCATTTATGTAGTAAATATCACCACTTTTCCCAAATTTTTACACAAAAAAGCCGGGGTCTATTCCCCGGCGTTAATTCAAAGTTTGGAAAATTTATTATTCTCCCTTCTTTGCCTTGTATGCGAGCGTTGCACCCATTGCTTTTTTAAATGCTTCCTCATCGGGAAGCTCATAGGCCAGTTCTTTTTTAGCTGAAGTTACAAAATCACGCACTTCAAACGAATCTTTCCCTTCTTGTGCCATTTGCATTGCCTTGTCTTTAATCTTTTCCAAGGCTTCGACACGTTTTTGGCGCGTTCCAGCTTCCATCCTTGGTGCAAATTGAATTATTCTTCAACTATAACGCCTACATTTCTTGGATTCATCAACAATAGAATGTTGACAGACAAAATAATCGGGCTATAAAGCCATTAATGGCATGACTCCTGCTGAATTAGCCGCTGCTTCGGCTTACCAACAAGAACAACAACGTTTAGCAGCGCAAAACCAGCAAGAACCGTCAAATATCCTGGACGTAATCGGAAAAATTGCGTTAGGCGCAGGTGTTGCCGCAGCCGGGACTCTGGGTGTTCGTCGTATGCTCCGTGGTGGAGCAGCAAAAGCAGCCACGCTGCAAGATGTAGCTTCTGCTGCCACTACTGGAGCGCCCAAAGCCAAAGAAGCGGTTGGTCGCCTTGGCGAAATTAATGAATACGTGCGGCAAGCAAGGACAGAACGTCCGACTGGCATTGTTCAAGCCAAACTTCCTACAGTTTCTGAGCTTGTTGCAGCAGAAGAAGAGTATCGGGCGTTCCGTCCAGACATCAGAGAAGATCTTTCGCCCGCTGTACAAGAAGCCCGCAGACAACAAGCAACTTCTAACTTGCTTGCCCGGGCACAAAAGATGCGTGAACCGTATCAAATGTCATTACCTGGCATTAATCCAACACTGATGGCAATCCGGGGGGCAGCGCAGGAGGTTGCCCCTAGCGTTGTTTATCAACCTGGGCCGTCGGTGCGTCTTTCTGCTGCACCCAAACAACTTGGTATTTCTCTTGAGACTTTAACGTCTCAACAACAGGCAAATCTTCCTAATGTTTCTGCACACGCATCAAACGCCATTGGATCGGCAGAAGATCAAATTACAGGTAATGTGACGCGTGCTATCCAACGGAACGAAGATTTAAACCCTGAGCGTCTACAGCAAATTATGCAAGGTCGCAGGGAAGCGGCGGCTGCTCGTGGGCGTCGGGGTCCTGCAATAGAACGTTCTTTAATTTTTAGGCCGGAAGAACGTGCAGCCTTTGAACAAAGCGTTGCATTATCTCAACCAACACCAGAAATTACTGTGCCGACCATTGGCGCACCCGGCGCTGAAGGCATGGGATTACTTGAGACTGGTGCCGTAACTGGCTCTCGCTCCAGCGTTATCAGCCAAGGTGCAAGTAATACATCTGTTCGCGGTATTTCTCGTGTTTCTTACGACTTGAGCACACGCAATCCAAGCACACAAGAATTTGAAGAACTTGGTGGTGGCATTGGCGTTTATGGTGTTGAACCTGCTTATGCCTCTGGTGCAGTCAAAAAAGAAACCGGTGAGTACACTCCGACTGCAACACGCAAACCCACTGATCTTCCCCCTAGCTCCAAACGCTCTTTCCCTGAGGGGGTGATGTCACCCTTTGCCAAAATGTCGGACGAAGAGTTGGGCATGATGAGCATGGTGGGCGAAGGGGCCGAGGCACAAGCCGCACAACAGATGTTGAACCGTCGCCAGAATTTGGATTTAAACAGGGAGATAGATAGAATATATAAATCAAATCCCCGTGAGCGGGCCCAACAACTCGTCTCTGATCTTTTAGATACCTTAAAGGGTGAATAAAAATGGCTGAAAAAAAGAAAGAAAAAAAGTGGATCCAAGGCATGGACATGAAGGAAGGGGCCTTCACTGCCAAAGCTAAGAAGAAAGGGATTACTACCGCTCAGCTCCAAGAAAACGTGCTGGCCAATCCCGATAAGTACGATGAAAAAACGGTGAAGCAAGCGCGTCTTCGCCAAACGCTGGTAGGATTAAAAAAGAAAAAGAAAGAAAAGTCTGAGGGCTGATGGCTAAAGACGCCAGGCTTGATCTAGGCCGTTATATTCAAAACCCTTTTAATCGACGCGGTGAAATTGGTAAGCGTCTAGATTTTGATGATCTGTTTCGGGCCAAACCTGAAACCGGTGACTATCCCTGGAACCCGTCAAGATTCAATGAACACGACCTTTTAAAGCGTTCAATGACACGTAAGGTCACCTTAAACCCTGACCTTAACTTTGTAGGTAATACCCCGTTTTTTGACGACGCCGATTCTGGGGCAGACTTCCAGGTATTTGAAGGCTTGGGTCGTTTTAACCGTCCGGAAGATTATGACTTTAATGAGGGACGTGCACGTACAACCCAACGCCCTCAAGATCAACCAGACTTTAATCCCACCTGGATAGAAGCTTACAAAATTAGTCCAACTCTTAATCCTGGCAAGATGGCAAAAAATCCAATGCCACGCTTGCGTAATCCAGATCCCAACGGTTACCTCATGGCAATGGCTGAGAAACGTGTGGAGAGTGAGGCGGAAGATAAACCGTCAATTGCTCAGCTGTTAGATCGTCAAGGCCTTATTAAAAAAGAACAGGCCCAAGCTGAAGAACGGCAAGGTGAAAAAACCGTTGATGCAGAACAAGTAGAAACAAACGTTTCTCCTGGTAAAAGCCAAGGGTAACCACCGATAAAATACAAATAACAAGGAGATAACATGATTCAACTTGCGGGTAGATTTCTTAATGCAGCCAGAAGTTCGCCGCAAGTTCAACGGTTTCTTGCTGGTGGCGGTAAGGAGTTAATTGGTTCCTCGGTGCCGGGTGCCGTGTTAACCGGTGGTTTATCTGCGCTGTCCACAGGAAATCCCCTCGCAGGCTTGGTGGTTGGTGCAGCCGACCTGGTTACGAGCTCGGCACTTGCCCGTGGCCTTGGCAGCAAAACACTAGGTACTGCTTTAGAAAGAGCCGGGGCTCCAAAGGCGGCCACTGCATTGGCAGGTCGCTACGAAACCATTGTCCCGCAAGGGGGCAAAGCAGTTACTCGCTATTCGCCAAGTACACCGCAACACATTGCGATGGGCGTTGGAAGCATTGGTTCTACCTTGATGCTTGAACCGCTTTTCCATCAAGCTGGCGCCGATCAACTAGCACAACAGCCGTATGTTGCAAGTCAAACCGCAACAGCTGATCAACAAATGTTACAGCGTGATTTAGTTAATAGGCTGCACGCTCAACAGCAGTTATCACCGGGCACCATGTATCAACTCCAGGGTTTGCCTGAGCGTATGGAAACTCCTTATGAGCTTGATCCATATATGCTCTCGGGAGGAAATATGTAATGGCGCCGCAAGTTAAATTTGCTAATCCAACAAAACTTACGGAATTTATTGGTGCCACTGTCGGCAAAATTATTCCGCAATCGGTGAAGGCAGGTTTTGCCACGGGTGTTGAAACCATGGCAGAACAGAAGGCACTCTCTCCTTCTACCCGTTACTCGGTTTTTTCTTCCAAGTTTCCTCAGCAACTGGCAGAAAAAGGTGTGACCATTGGCCAAAAACCTGGCGAGTTTCTGGGTGCTTATGCCGCACGTGTATTAACTGATATTGGTAGTGATTCGTCACGCCAGGTGTATTGGCGCTACAACCATCCGATGGCGCTTGCTGATCGCGCTGTAGAGCAAATTGCAGGCACAGCATATGGTGATTTAGATCCCACGCAAAAAGCATTAGTTGGCCTAGCGGTCGGCGCTCCGGTTGCTGCTTCTCTTGGAACAATGGATCTTACAAATCCTGGCGAGTTGTTCCGCCCCAAGGGATTCTCGCAAAGCTATGCAGAAGAGGGTTCGCAAGATCGACGGGAAACAGCTCAACCAGGGCTTGAGTTTGTTGAGCGTGTCGTTCTGGGTCGTCAAGGGCGCCCCTTAAAATATGAAACGGCGCAAGAAGATATTCCTTCTTTAACGCCTGAGCGTTATGGCAGATATATGCAAAATTATTACCAGGATCGTGGCTTAGCTGGTCTTGGCTTGGTCAAGTTCACCCCCGAAAACCTTGAGGGTTATCCCGAAGCCCGCATCGTTGGTTTCCCAGTTGGCCTCCAAGCAGTAGGCGCTGTTGCTGGTGGTGCTACCGCAATGCGTCAGGCATTAAAACAACCGGGATTATCTACTGGCGGAAAAGCTGGTATTACTTTGGCCGGCTCTTTGATCGGTGCTGCAACAGGCAATTTAATTAATAAAGCAATTGCATCATCACAAAATCATCCAGAAAAACTTCCTTCTACGTATGAATACCAGCAAAACATGTAGGCTGGTAAAATTAACTTATTAAAAGCAGATAACTTTAAGATGGCTAACGGTATTCCGGATCCCTGGTCAACGGCGGCCCAGGCTCCTTCTAGCCCTTTGTACGCTGCCCAAGGTGCTGCCACTTCTGGCATGGGGTTCCAGGATTTACTGAACCGCTTAAAAGGTGTTGGTACAAAAGGTCTTGAAGCAGGTCGCCAGGCCGCTGGCGCCGCAACAACTCCCCTCGGCACTCGCGCAATCGGCTTGGCCGCTCCCGTTGCCGCAGGTGCAAGCAGCCTGATGCAAGGTGAAATTGCGAAAGGCGGTGGTGAGTTGGCTGGTGGTTTACTCGGTTATAAATTGACCGGTGGCTTAGCCTCTGCTGCTCAAACAGCAATGCCTGGTATTCGCGGCAAGATCGCTGGTGCTGGCATTCGCGCTCTCGGTGGTATTCTTGGCGGTGGCATTGGTGGCGGCGTCGCCGGTGGTGCTGCGCAGGCTGCACAAGACATCGTTGGTGGCGTTGAGCGCCGTCAGATGGGCGCTGGCGAATCCCCCACAGGCGTTATCCCTGGCATTACCTCCAAGGGAGTTGAAGGGATCACAATGAATGATGTGCAACGGTTAATGATGCTTCAGCCCAAGATTGCTGAGCAGCTTATCCCGACATACAACCGCATGCGCGACGCTGACATGAGCCGCCAGATGCAGTTGAATCAACAGATGGGTCAACTCACGGGTGCTCTTAACCAGCAACGCTTCATGGCTGAGCTTGCCGGCGGCGCTCAATCCGAGGCTGGCGCTACCACTCGCAGCATCTTGACCGCAGCCAATCCTTATGCAGCTTCTGCATTCCAATACAGGATTTGATAATGGAAAGTTTTTCCCTAGCCGGCAAGTATCCATTTTTAATGGATCCGGCTTTTCAAAAATTTTCTCCGGGTCTGCAAAAGCAAGTTTTTGCTGCTGAAACAGCAGGCAGTGAAACTAAAGCATTGACTGAGATGCTAGATCGCTTTAGCGATCCTGCGCGGATGCGCCAACAACTTCAGCTGGCTTCTGAATTTGATGAGCGTCGCTTAAAAGAAGCTGGTAAGTACAAGCTTCTCTTCGATCTTCCCGCTCAAATTACCGCTGCTTACGCAATCCCCGGCGCAATTGAAGCACAAGGTGGGGTCAATGTTGCCAACATTATGACAAGCGCTGGGGCTACAATTCCAAATCTTGTCGACTATCAACGCGGTTCTTATAATTACACACCAAATCGTTATTTCTAATGTGAATGACATTAGACTGTAGACATGAGTGCTCCCGATTATTCTTCTATTTTTAGCAACTCAAAGTTTAATGCTTTTACACCAGTTGCTTTTGGTGAAAAAACCGGGAATTTAAGCAAAGCAGGAGGAGGAATGGCATTTGATCCCGTTACTTTAGGTCTAGGTGCTGCCAGCATTGGCGCTAGTCTCTTTGGTGCCGGCCAAGCTCGCCAAGCGCAAGCCAGTATTGCCAATGCCCAAATGGCAGCGGCAGCTGATCAACTCAAGTGGCAGACCATGCTGGCCCGTGATACGGCCAAAGGTCAAATGGGTTCGGAAATCGGTTCTCGCGTTTTCCAAAGCACTGTTGCGCCTGATCTTGAGTTTGGTCGTCAACGGGAAGCCGCTATGTTTGCTGCTGGTCCCTTAGGTGAACGCCAGCTTGGTCTTGATGTTGAGCGTGCTCGGCGTCAATTTGGCCTAGAAGGTTCCGCTGAGGTGCGTGAAGCTAAGCAACGCGCAAATCGGGATGCCCTAAAGCAATCTTTGGCAGAAAGAGAAGCCACAATGGCTGGCATGTTTGGTCGTATTGCTCCACGTGAAGTGGGCACATTCTTTGTGTAGGAGTTAAATCATGGGCGGCGGCGGAACCACAGTTCAATATCAATCTCCTCAGATTCCAAAGGATGACACCTTTGAGAAATATCTGGCGTATCAGCAGCAAAAAGAAACTGCTGCAGAAGAACGCGCTGCAAAAGAACGTGCAGAAGCTGCAGCTAAAGAAACGGCTCGTAAAGCTTCTGGCCAAGCCGGCTTCACTGGTCTTCGTACAGGTGTTGAACAGCAGCTGCGCCAAGGTTTAATTAGTTATTCCGATGCTACGGGTCAGCTGCGTGACTACGCCGCCAAATATGACCTGACGCCGCCTGAAACGGATATTGCTTCTTTAACCAAAACATATACAGAAGAGTTGCTCCCTGGTCGCCGCCAGACAGGTATCTCTGCCGCATACGAAGAACTTCTTGGCCGTCAAGCTACGGAAGAAGAAAAAGGCAAGGCAATGGAGCGTTTCCAGCAGGGCTACTACAGCTCTGTCCAGGATCTGCGTGATTCTCTTTCCAAAGGTCAAGAGTATCAAGACAAATTTAATCAAAGTTATCTTGATAACTATTACGACACCATGTTTGGCAAGCAAGGTGTTGACGAGGCTGGTAAGAAAACGGGCAAGCGTACATTCACTTTTGACAAGAGTCTTCTGCCTACTTACGCAGAAACTACCAAAGATCGAGCTGGCGTCGCACTACCTTCTTTTGCCGATCAGTTCCAAGGCAGCCCTGCAGAAATTGAAGAGCAGCTTCAGAATGTACGTGAAACACGCAAGTACCTGTACAGTGCAGGTTTGACTAATCTCCAAGGAGAAATTGACAAAGAAACGCAGAAACTTAAGAATGAAGGTTCTTCTGCTGTTGCCAAGATTCAAGCGCAAGGAAATGTTTATCAACAACTTGTTGGCGCATTCAGTTTCTAAAAGAATGTGCTTGATATAATTACTTTAGTTCTAAAAACGTAAATGACCTACACTGCGCCCACCGGCCAAAGCGCCGCAGATGATTATTTTGACATTAATAAATTTGAGCAACTGCTTTCTCGCCTGGAATCTTCCAAGGGTCGTCAACAACGTCAAAAGTCTACCGAAGGTCGTCGTGACATTTATGCTCAGGGCCTTGCTTCAATGATGAGCAACTTTTGATCTTACCTGACATTTAAGTCATGACTTATACTGCCCCCACTGGCCAAAGCGCCTCCGACGATTATTTTGATATTTCCAAGTTTGAACAGCTGCTTGATCGCCTGGAATCTTCCAAGGGTCGTCAGCAGCGTCAAAAATCTACCGAAGGCCGTCGCGATATCTTCGCTCAGGGTCTTGCTTCAATGATGAGCAACTTCTGATTTTTTCTTGTAAGATTTGTAAGCCATGACCAGCAGCGTTCCCGCCGGACAAGTCGATGTTGATGATTGGTTCGACTTAGACAAATACCGTCAGGCTGCTGGCGTGGCCTATGAATTTTCCAAGAAAAAGATGGAGACCGCTGGTGAACAAGAACGAGAAACCATCGGCAAAGGCGCAGAAGAGCAGCGCACATCCGCTGAGCAGTCGCAAGAATTCAAGCAGCGCGACGAAACCCGGGACTACGGCCAGGCCCAACGAGCTTATCGATATTGAGTTATTCGATGCGTGGGTAGATAATCTCGACGCATCAACTCAAGAATCTTTCTGTGCGTTTGCCGCAGAAAATTACTCGTTAATCGAAATTTATCTCTACTCTCGTTTCCTTGGTTACAAGGGGACTATTACTGCGTGTGAACTCTGGGTTAAGGACAACTACAAGAAACCCGATCACCGCAAAAAACTCCTTTATGAAATCGATGAGATGCAAGAGGATGTTCGTAAGTTACGTGAAGACGTAGAGAATGGTGTGGTCAAACGTGATGCAGGTGTTGCACGCGTTGCTTCTATGCAAAAAGAAATTAGAGGTCATATTGATCAAATTGAAAAATTCACCAATTCCAAAGACCGTAAGGGTTTGTTAATGGCCGGCGCAGATCGTGCCATTCGAGAGTTAATGTTTATTTTTAAAGATGACCCCATTGAGATTCCCTTGGAAGAAGCAACGATGAGTGTATGGGCACGTATGCAACTTGAAGAATAATTCAGTTAGGATAGGTTTAAATCAAATAATTATACCGATGGGCGCCAAACAGGTTGACATTACCGATCCTCAACAACGTCAATTAGCACGCGAAGGAATTCGCATGCGTCAAGACAGTATTCGTCGTCAAGAAACCGCTCCGCAAACTGGCAGTGCGCCGATGGCGCCGGGAACTGAGCCGGGCAATGCGTTTGCCGGCAGGCGCCCTGGTATTGAGTTTGGTCCTGGTCGTGCCAACCGCTTCCCCGAGCCTGGCTCTCCTGAGTATCAAATGGCAATTGCTCGCATGCGTCGGGGTAAACGCTGATGGCTAAAGGTAAGATGCCCCCTCAACTTCTTGAGCACTTTAAGAAGAAAGAAGCCAAGAAAGAAGATGGTACTGAGATGAGCGATAGCGAAAAACGCAAGGCAGCCTTGGATAAAGCGCGTAAATATAAAGAACAGAAAAAAGACAAAGAAGAAGCAAAATAAGATAGTATTCAGTTAACAACTGATTTATTCTTGTGCCTAGCTATACGCATCTTGCCTATCGTCGCAATGCGAAGGCTGCGGCACGCCGCCAACAGATCCGAATTCCGCGCAACGCAGAAGCACTGGAGCTTGCGCGGGAAGACTTTGCTTATTTCTGTGAGTATGTTGCAGATAAACCTCCCGCTACTCATCACAAAGAATGGCATCGGCACTTTGTTACCAACGAAGACAGCAATTGTTTAATTAAAATTGCTGGTCCCAATATTGATCTTCTTGCGCCACGAGGATCAGCTAAATCAACGGTTCTTGGCTTGCTGACTGCTTGGGCTATTGGTATTCATACACAAGCCAAGTTACCATTGCAGATCCTTTATCTGTCGTACACGGTTGATATTGCACGTTCTAAGTCCGCAACGATTAAACGCATTATTGAAAGCAAACGCTATCAGGAAGTTTTCCCGACGGTGCGTTTGATGAAGAACGTTACCAGTAATGAGTATTGGTCAATTGACCATAAGTTTGCTGGCATTGACACTACTGGTGACGAACAATTTACCCTCTGCGCTGCAGGCCTTAAGGGTTCGGTGACTTCTAAGCGTTCTCACCTGGTAATGATTGATGACGCTATTAAATCTGCCGCTGACATTGCCAACCCTGACATTCGGAAACAAATGCAGGAGAACTGGAACGCGGTGATTGCTCCCACCATGTTTGAAGGCGCACGTGCTATTTGCCTTGGAACTCGCTTTAGGCACGATGATATTCACGCCACTACTTTTAACAAACAGAACAATTGGATGCAGATCGTTCTTTCTGCAATTAATACAAACCTTAAAACAGGAGAAGAAGAGTCTTATTGGCCTGAGATGTGGTCACTAGACTACCTCAAAGAAAAGAAACGGCAAGCGCCAATTGCTTTCTCGTTTCAATATATGAATCAAATTGTCAGACAGAACGAGCTTTCCTTGGCGCCAGAACTAATTGTTAAAGCGGAAATTTCAACGGAGTTTGATACGCTCGGTATTGGTGTGGACCTTTCTGCTGGCACCAAAGAGAAGAACGATTACACCGTGATGATCCTTGGCGGACGCATTGGCGACCGCATTCATATCATCGATTACAGGCGCATACGCGTCATGGGCAACCTGGAAAAACTGGACGCTCTTAAAGAATTGTTGAACGATTGGTCGGTGATTGGACGTGATGATAGCGGAAATTATTTTCCGACTTATTCCACATGTGATATTTGGTCAGAAGCCGTCCAATACCAAGCTTCTCTCGAAGCCGACTTCAAACGGGTTTGCCTGAATAACGAAGGTCTCTACAATTTGATTTGGCATCCAGTCAAGGGTTTCCGTGCAGACAAGCTGGCACGTTTCCGTGGAATCATGGGTATGTTTGAAGATCGAAAGATAATCTTCAATCGTTTCCGGAACTTCACAAATCTCTTCGAGGAACTCACAAATTTCGGCGTTAGTGGTCATGATGACTGCGTTGACGCGTTGGTTTGGTTGGTTACTGGACTTGCAAGAAAAGGTCAGTTGCACATTGATTACTAATCCTAGAATTAGAAAAAAAGCAGTGCATTCGTGGGACCCGAATATGTAGCCATTGGCATCACTGCCCTTGTATCGGCGGTTACAGGCGCTACGTGGGTTGCCAATAAAATATTAGATAGGCATCAAGAGCGGATCCAACAAGCTTTTGATTACATTGGATCTCAAAAACGAAGGATTGACATCTTGGAAGATCAAATCAACCGCATGCCTTTGGACTATGTGCTGAAGGTTGATTTTCTCCGGGAGATCCAGGAGATGCATGATAATTTTAGACAAATCAATGACAAGCTTGATAAGCTAATGGAAAAGCTTTTGTCAAAATGAGCTACATTCTGGAAGTAGAAGAAGACGAAAACGGAGAAAATTTTATTACTTTGCCTGACGAACTAATCGAAGAACTTGGCTGGCAAGAGGGCGATGTTCTTGATTGGGATGTTCGCGGTAACGGAATTATTTTAACCAAGGTTAACGACTCCCCTGGTTACGAAGTTATAGAAGAGTAGAATACGAAAAAAGAGATAACGACATGTTTTACGGCGGTGAATCAAACGTTCCAGGCGCTCCCGGTAATTTACTGGCAGGCGCCCCAAGCTTTGACATTCGGCGTGTACCCGGTGCGTTAGGTGGCCGCTCAGGTGAACAGCTTCGCCGTTTGTATGAAGGCGGCACCCAACAGAACGAACAGCTCAATGACGAGTTGATGCGTCGTGGCATTATGCCCGGCAGTGGGCCGCAGCTTCCCATGGCCTTTGGCTCCAGTAATCTCCCTGGGGCTGTAGGCAACATGGGCGGTATCGCCAATGCTCAGTTCTTTGAAGGTCCTCAGCTTGGTCAAGCCTCTCCGCAAGGTGAGCCACAAAAACCTTATGGTGGCGCACCAAATATTCCTCTGACTCCAGAGCAAAAGGCTAAGCTCATGCAGCAGGGCAGTCCGCCGCCCGCTGAGTTTAACATTCAAGATTATTTACGCAAAGCGCAGGCACCTGGCAGTTTTCAAGCAGATTCTTTAGTTGCCAATGTTCCCGGCCGTTATCCGAGTGGCATGGAAGGCGCAGTAGACCTTACTTATCCAGCTGGAAGCCCTAACTATGGCAAGCCGGTGCCAAACCCTATGCAGCCCGGTCAACCCCTAGATGCAAACGCAGCAGAAATGGAAATGATTCGTCGTTTGCGTTCCGCTCCCCAAGGATTTCAAAATAAAATGGTTTACTGATGGCACAAGACAATAGCAAATATTCCAAACCTGAGCTGCGTGAGCGGATCAAAGATCGGATTATGGCCGGCGAAAAAGGCGGCAAAGCTGGTCAATGGTCGGCACGCAAGGCTCAGCTCCTCGCCCAGGAGTACAAAGAGGCCGGTGGCGGGTATCGTGGTGGCAAAGGGGAAAAGCAAAAATCCTTAGAGAAATGGGGTAAAGAAAAGTGGATGACTAAGGACGAATACGAGAAACGGGGCAAAGCAAAAGCTGCTGCTAAAAAGTACAAAGAAACAAAGGATAAATGAAACAACAACCAATTTCAGATCTTTCAGTTAATCTTGCTGTTGATCCAAAAAGTTCAATTTCGTTTCGAGGCAACCCTCAAGAGTATCTCGCCAATTTCATTGGACGAGCCGGTAATACGCGTCCCGGAGGCATGCTGATTGGTGCGGATAAAATAATGGAAGAGATTCAAAGTAATTCCAGAAGATTCCGTGGCTGATAAAGCAATACAAAAAGGATATACAAAACGCTACCTTCCCGAGAAAGCGTGGGCTTCTTTGTCTAAAGAAGAAAGGCAGGAGACAGATCAAAAGAAACGAGAAGGCAGTCGCAAGGGAAAACAATTTGTTTCAAATACGGAATCCGCCAAGAAAGCGGGCAAGGCTGCTCGCGCAGCTAAACGTTACAAGGAGTCAAAATGAAAACTAAAAAACTTGTTAAGCAAGCGCTCAACCATCCCGAACTTTATTCTTCTGCCGAACTCGTATTCTTTGATAAGTGGTTGCGCCTGAAGAAGCAAGCGAAGGCTGCTAAGATCAATAAAGATAAAAAGGCAAATAGTTGATGGCTGGGGACGCAAAGGCCAGACTTAAAGAAATCATTGACTCCTACCTCGAAAAAGACGGTGGAGCTTCAATCGATACTGGCGTCGTTGCGGCACACCTTGCGCAGATGAAATTATTCGGCATCCGCCAGGGTGTCGAATTTTTTCCTGCCCAAGACAACTTTGGCAATCAACGCAAAGACTTTATTGATCGCGTAATTAAATACAACCAACTTGATACGCGCCTTGATTCGGTTTGGGATTATTTCCTTTGTGATGGACAGGGGTTGTTTTACATCCGTCCTACGCAAAATAATTACCGTCTTTACTTTTTCCGTAAACACGAATACAGAAGTTTCTACAATATTGACGGTGAGCTAGATGAAGTCGTCATCATTTATAGCTATAAGGTTCGTCAAGGTCTTGGCTTCCAGCAGGACATTGAAGTCAGTAACCTTAGTGGTCCGGCTGGCATGGGGCGGGGCGGCGTCAAGCGTTACATCCGTCTGTCGATTAAACGTAAAACAATCGAAGAAACGCATTCTGAAGGCGAGATTTCTTTCGACACCAACTACCAATCTGTCCCTGGCCGCACAAAAACATTTAAAAATACTCTTGGTTTTATTCCCTGCGTTGAAATCTTTAACAACGCTAAGGGCTTCTCGACAGAGGGCGTTGGTGAATTCGATGCGTTAGCCAATCACATCTGTACGCATGACGAAATGGTTCGCACCATGCGTAAGAACGTTCAGTTCTTTGGTAACCCAACACTGCTTTCGTCTCGTCCCAAGACAGACCTAATGGAGTCCGGTGGCGAAACCGTTGTCCAGCGTCCGTCTATTGCAGCTAACTCTGGTTTCATGGGCGGTGGTGCTCTGAGTCAGTCACGCTTCAAAGCAGATCCCGTCTATCGCGGTGTTGATGGTCAGCTCCGCGTTCCACGCATCATTGCCAACCTGGAGCCAAACGACCGAGTTGGTTATATCGTCCCTGACGCCATCACTGGTGACCAAAATTCTTTTGCACGCCAGTATCGAGAGGAAATCCGTACCGCCCTTGGTGGCGTTGATGAACTCTCAATTTCTGCAGGTGTTACTGCAACTGAATACAAATCTTTGTTTGGACGTGTTTCTGCAACATCCAAGAAAAAAGCAATTTCTATTTATACCTATGGCATTTGCCGTTGTTTGGAACTGATTATTTTCCAAGAAGAACGTCTTTTCCGTGACACCCTGGCCGCTGCTGCAGGTCTTGAAAAGCCCCTGGAATTACCAGAGACAGCAACGCCTGAAGACTTTGTTGCCTACGAAGATGCCATGGGCATGTTTGAAGATCAAGTCAAGCAGTTGATGATGGCTTGTCTGCGTACCCAGCAGATTCCTCCTGGTGTTTTAGGCCTTATTCCCGATGGTGATGTCACCGTTCAGTGGCGTTGGTTGGGTCCTGTTTACGAAGATTCCACCCAAGATATTCTCAACAACTCCATTGTTGTTCGAAATCTGCAAGAATTAGGTGTTGATAGCATTGAGGCACTGAAATACCTCTTTCCGTCTAAAACGGATGAGGAACGGGCCGAGATGCTATCTGGGTTCCCGTTCAGAATGGTGAACGAATTACAGGGTGCATACTCTGCTTTCGCTCGCTTAGTGGGAGGAATGATGCAGACCCCCCACCCGCAATCACCGGATTTACCGATGGCTGCGGACCCGCGATTGGATTTGACCCCATATCTGTATCGCACTTTAGAAGCCTTACAAAAGGAGATGAGTTATGCAGGACGCTACCGTCCAATCGATCCCACAGACGAGCCAAGCACCAGTGGCCGTCGCTCCGAGCAGCTACGTGGTGGCAGCACCGCAGGCAGCTCCGGCGCAGGCTCCAGTGGCTTATCAGGTGGGTACCAGCTACCCCCAAGCGGTGCCTCAGGCGGCCCCCAGCTACCAATCAGCCCCTACTCAGTACGCCCCCCAATCCCAACCGGAGGCACCTCAGGGGAATCCTTGGGAATCGGCGTTCAACAAGGTGGTGAACCTGCTGAGCGCACCAGTCCAATCCCCGTTCCAGGGTCAACAGTATCCAGCGACGACTCAGTTTACCCCGGCCAATTACGGACAGCCCAGCAGCCAAGCTACGCAACAATCGGCTCCGCAGACCTGGTCTCCCAGCCCGGCATACTCGCCCAGCTCTTCCCAAACTTCCTCGACTCCCTCCTTGGAGCAAATCGCGGACCTGGTGGGAATGAGCCAGGAAAGCCGTCAGGTGATGGACGCGTTCGGGATCGAAGCTCCGGCTCTGCTGAACAACTACGCTCTAAACCTGGAGCAAATGCTGGACAGCGCCGTCGCGTGGGGAAACCGCGCCGCTGACACGATCAAAGGCTACGCCGAGTTCTCTGTCAACGAGCACCAGGAGAACCTGGCTTACAACGAAATTCTGACCAACCCCGACGTGCTCAGCGATTACACGCTGAAATTCTTCGGTCCTGAAGGTCCCTATCCCGTGTACGAAAACGAAGCTCAACTGGAGACTCGCGGCTATCCTACCCAAGCCGTGGCTCAGCCTCAACTGGGTCAGCTGCCCGCTCCCCCGGCTGCCGCTGCTCCTCAGGCCCCCGAAAACTTCTGGGGCAACTTCAGTGAGATGATGGCTCGTGATCCCCAGAATGCCTGGCGCGTTCTGAACCAAGCGCAACCTCAAACAGTTGCTAACAAACTGTTTGTGATGGAGTGATAAATAAGTCGGTAATTTGTTTAACTTTTAAAAATAAATTACCGACTGCTAAAATTTGTGTTAGATAAGACATATATTGTCTGAATCTTTCACCCGGCAAAATCTCCCCAAGATTCTGGAGGATAAAACAAAGTGTTCATTGATAACGATTTTCCAAAGATTTTAGGTGCGGAGCTCTACCGTCCCCATCCTGCTTACATCGCTGAAATGGCGGTTGAGCCCGTGGTAGTCCACGACTTCACCCGTCAGCCTGGTCAAACCGTTCAGCTGGATCGCTACAAGTTCTGGGGTACCCCTGGTACTAAGGACAGCCGTGAGCGCATCGCTGACCAGACCATCGGTACTGCCAACAGCCGCAACATCACCAAGGAGAAGGTGCTTGTTGTGCTGAAGGAATACACCGGTCCTGCGGACCCGGGCGATCCGACCCAGCCCAGCACCTTCAAAATTGCTCGTGAAACCCTGGTTACCGCCCAGCGCCTGCTGCTGGACACCGGCAACCTGAACATGTTCCACCAGAGCATCGGTTCGCTGACCCTGCTCGACGACTATCGCCGTTGGCGCGACCGCGTCTTTATTGACGAACTCTCTAAAGCTGAAGCCAATGGTGCCGCTTCCTCCACCCAGGGCGGTTACTATTTCGCTGGTGGTAAGACCAAAGACTCTTCTGGTCGCGTGTCTTACAGCACCGCCGAGTACGGCAATGAAGTGCAGCAGTTCCAGGTGCGTACCGACCTGTTGACCGTGGTCAAGGACCTGCGTAAGCGCAACGTCCCCACTTTCGCTGATGGTCTGTATCGCTGCATCTGCGATCCTACCTTCATGATGCACCTGCGTCGTGATCCTGACTTCCGTGAGATCGCCCGCTACAGCGGCAACCCTGGCCAAGGCATGTACATGGGCAACCCCATGATGCCTAACAACGCCAGCTTCTACATGGGTCCCCAAGCTGGTCAGGCTTACTTCCTGGCTGGTGAACCCGTGATGCCCACCGGCGTTCAGTTTGAAGGCGTTAAGTTCTACGAGTCGACCAACTTCCCGATCAAGAACGTGACCGCCTCTTTCGATGGTGGTTCCGCCTACGCTTCCAAGGAAGTTGCCCAAGGCTACTTCTTCGGTCCTCAGTCCATCGGTGTTGGCATCGGCGGCCCGAACGCTCAGGTGCTCATCAACAACAACGACGACTTCAGCCGCTTCATCATCCTGATCTGGCAACTGTACGCTGGCTTCGAAATCCTGAACAAGGACTTCGTGACTACCGCCTACAGCTTCGTTCAAGATGATGGCGACATCTGATAGTTAAATACATACCTTATACCTAGGAAAAGATAAATGACCTATTTGTCTGCTAAGAAAATCTACCCCGGTAACTGGGCAGAGCCCCTGAACGGTTGGTACAAGAACATTGATGCCGACTACGCAGGTGTTAATGATGGTTCCAAGGGTGGCCCCACTTCGGTGCTGGCCATCCCTGGCTACCGCTACTTCCAGCAGCGTGGCTATGTGCCCGTGAACGCTACCTCTGGTGGCGGCGCAATCGGCACCGGCAACGTGATCGTTCCTTCGCCTTACCGCCAGGACGACACCCGCCCCGACATCACCGGCATGGTGATCTCTGGTAGTGCCACCCTGCCTGCTTATGTGTATCGCGCTACCGTATCCGTGGCTTCTGGCTGGGGCGACGGTCGTGTGGCTTCCGGTGTGTATGCCGCTACCGGTAACGTGATCAGCTTCTGCCGCGATTCCAGCGGTCCTGTGGCTTCCACAGGCGTTGGTGAATCTGTGGCTCAGGCCAACCTGGCTTCTACCACCTCCGGCTCCCAGCCCGGCGAAGTCTTCTTCGCTGGTGGCTCGGCTGCTTATAGCACCAACGCTTTCCTCACCGCTACCGGTGCTGCTGGCGTTTCCGGTTCCGTGGTGAACTATCAGGTGACTGCCGCTACCACCTTCAAGGTGTTCGCCCGTGGCACCACCACTGGCCTGACCACTTCCGGTGGTTTCTACATCTCCAGTGGTGATGCATCTGCCAGTCGCACTGGTTACCTCGTGGTTGAAGTGTGCTACGTCCAGCCGGACGAAGCTCCTGGCTACGAAGATATCGACGGCTATCTGACCGGTCGCACAGTTAGCTGATTAGGGTAAACTAGGACCAGAATATTCTTCTGGTCCTTATGCTCTACCAGCACAGAAAGACTGGCGCTCGCGTCAAAATTGTAAGTGAATGGGATAACGGCGATTGGTTCATGGTCGAAGATCAGGACGGTCGCCTTTATACCGCTTACAAACAAGAACTTGAACCTGACGAAGCAGCAACAAAAACTGTTAAAACTCTTCAGGTAAAAGATAAAGCGGCTAAAGAAGAACCTCGGTCTTTCCCGCCCGACAATCGCCTCAACATTAATGCGGCGACCGCTCAGATGATCGCAGATCACATCAAGGGTATCGGCTTAAAGACAGCGCGTGAGATCAAAGATCTCCAGATGTCCTTGTCGGGTGAAAGATTCAACAATCTCGAACAGCTGAAGCAAATCAAACGGGTTGATTGGGATTCTGTTTTGGCGGCTGACCTAATCCGCGTCTAACACTCATCTCCTCCAAGCCCCTGGGAAACCAGGGGTTTTTCGTTTTACAATAAAAAGAAAAAGGATATGGCTGGCCCAGCAGTATATTTAGGTCGTCAAGGCTCTACCGGAGATTCAACCGGTGAACATTTTCATTTCACTTTAAAAAATAAAAAAGGGCAGACAATTCCTTTTTCAACAGCCAGAACAGACGTTGGTCAATATCTGCAATACCGTTTACCAGGATCCGAAGAATGGGTAAATCTTTATAAGAAAAATCCTGCGGGAGGTTTTACCTCTGCGCCATATATGCAAGCTCCAACCGGGGGAAGTGCATATGGTATGCGGGAGTCTCATCCTATCCACGGTGATCGACGCATGCACTATGGAGAAGATTACCCTCTTCCCAAAGGAGCGCAGTTGCGTTTTCTTGGTCAAGGGTCTGTAAGCACGCACGCTGGTCGCGGTGGAGCAGGCAATGTTTCGGTTTTACGTTTGCCCAGCGGTTATGAATTAGAAACCTATCACCTCAGCGAACTTCCCCAAGCAGCAACAACGCGCCCTTCTGATACCGTGGAAACTGCAGGTGCTCCCACAGATTCACGGACCGACGATATCTTGAAAGCGTTTATGTATGGCACACAACTTCAAAATAAAAAAGAAGAGGTGGCGGGTCCTTCTTTGCAAGATACGTTAAAAGGGCAAATTGTTGGTGGATTACTTTCCCAGGCCTTAAATCCCATGGGGTTTTTAGATTCCTATCGTGGAGGTAATCCCTTCCTCTCGGGTAAAACTGCAGCTACCTCTGATTACCTGGGCGGACTTTTTGGTTGATTACTTGCTTTTATAATTAAAAGATAAGGAGAAATAGAAGTGCGGCTCTCTGACTTCGACAAAAGTAGAGTCAGGTATCACCTGGGGTATTTCACGGTTTCTGTTCCTGCGGGTGATTACGCTCGTCTAGAAGAAGCAATGAATACCGTCCCGGATTCATACTTCTATGACAAAATCACAATCCAGATCGGTCGTTGCGATACCGCTGAAAAGAAAACAGAAGTTGCAACTTCTCCTTCGACGCGGTTAGAAAGCATTGCCGGTGACGTGGATCGTACGATTCGCTCCAGCAACGCCAAGGAAGCACTGAAGGTTTGGGACGAGATTTATCTCTACGAAACAAATCGTCTTGCTGGTATTCTTTACGTTCCCAACTACAAGGATCCTTTCCAGGCTCGTTATCGTTACGAACGTTCTGGTGCTGAATTTATTCAAGCACTTCCAGGCCCCGCTGATACTGCTGTGGGCTCCCGTATTTATCTACATGAGGTTTGGCGCTGATGTTTTTACTAAATAAAATTCTTCCTCCGCCTCTAACAAATCCCTTTTTCCCAAGCCCTGGTGCGGCGTTGGATGCCGTTACTGCCCCAGTGCGGAATGTGCATGGTATACCTGGCAGTTATGAATTTGTTGAGCAGGCGTTACGCAGTTTAATCGGTGGTAAAGCACCTCAAAGTAAACGAGCAATGGCAGAGGATGCCGCAAAGACTGGAATGTGGGGTAAATATGGTGCAGAAAAAGAACCCTTCAAGGTTCCTTCTATGGGAGAATCAGGGCTTAGCAATACGGCTTTAAGCAGTGCATCTGCGCCGAACGAACGCGCTTATCTGGAAGAAAAGCGTCGTGCTACCCAGTTAGCAGAACAAGATCAACTCTCTAAAAAATATAAGGTTGCTGATTTAACAAAGGCTTATAACACTGCCGCCACTCCCGAAGAAAAAGAAAAGATCGGCCTGCAGATTTGGGCCACAACAAATCCTCGTTTGGCAGAAAGACTGAAGCCGGGTCAACTTGGCTATACAGAAGCACAAACTGCAATCCAGGCTCAAAGTCCACTAGGCGCTTTTACACAAGCGACAGGCGATATGCAGTATGCCGAGAAAATGAATTTTGGCTTGGCTTCTCCCACCGGAGCACCAGCATTTAATTTAAAGACTCCGCTCAGCGGTGTTCCTGTGCCGCCGGTTGATCAAGTTGGCATCTCAGAAGCATTTACGAAGGGTGCTGTTCCTGTTACCGATGCGTTTAAAGCCGGAGCATTTAAGCCTGATCTAAGCCAGACACAGCTGGCGCTATTAAAACAAGCTTTTGAGCGTGGGTTAAAATAAGTAACTGGCTTCGTTTTTACGTGTAAGCCCAGCCGACTGGACACAGATCTTTGATCTACGGGGGCCAGTGTTGTTGCATTAATCCAATGATTCTTTGTCCTAATTTTGTTAAACGACTTGCGGCTACTGTAAGCCTGGTTGCCTCTGTACAAACCGTGTTTACCCCTGGCCTCAAAGCGGAATCAAATTGGGTAGGAGAATAAGGAGAAAATCACGATGTCTGGTGAACGCCAAATTCTTGAACAATGGGCAAAGCGTAATCCCGGTCTTTATGAGGGACTAAAGCAGGCCGTTGCTGGCGCCGAAGGAACAATCCTTGGCGGAAAACCGGGATATAACGTCATGTTTGGCGGCGGCAGATTTAAGGATTTTTCTCGTCACCCGGACAGAGTTGTTCGCTCAGGTGGATACGCAAGTGCCGCAGCTGGCGCGTATCAATTCATGCCGGGAACTTGGCAGGGAGCTCAACAAAGCCTTGGCCTTTCGGACTTCGGTCCGCAGTCCCAGGACTTGGCAATGCTTAAGCTGGCAAGAGATCGCCTCAAGCCTATTGGTGGCCTGGCTGCAATCACCAAGTCAAATGCATTAACACCTGAGATCCAAGCTGCTTTGGCGCCCGAATGGGCTTCATTCCCAACTCAAAGTGGCAGCAGCTATTACGGACAACCAGTCAAGAAAGCAGAAGAAATTCAACGCTTTTTTGAACAAGGTCGTCAGCGCGGTTCTCAAGTTACTGCTACTTCACCGGCGGCTCCTCAGCGTTCTGTAGAAGATATCTTGTCTTCCGTTTTGACAGGCGCTCAGAAACCTGGTCTTGAAGAAACAAATAAGAAGGCAACGTCTCTTGTAGACACAATCAAGGGATCTCTTATCCAATCCTTGGTTGCGCCTCTTATTAATCCCCTGGGCATGCTCTAATGGCGCGTTTTTCTGAATACTTAGACGCAAATTATCTTCCCGGGGAAGTTTATTCAGCGGGGCTTAGCGAATATCGCGACCGTCCCCAAGAGGTTGCTGATTATTTGGCACAGAAGAGATTTAAATTTAGCCCTGACGCAGAAGACGGCACTTACTTTCAAACCTTCTTGGCTCTGCAAAATAATCCAGAAGCCTTGTTTGAAAGCAAAATGCGTCTTCCAAAAAACTTTGAAACGTTTATGGCGTTATCGGGTCGCGGAACCTAACGCTATAATTAACAAAAAAGCGGTGTAAAAACGTGTCGAGTACTGCAACTAATAAGCAGCCTCTGCTTGTAGACAGGCCTTTGTTTGACTCTGTGCGTGTCACAACGCAGACAGTTGGCAGCGCGGCCTCCAACACATTGTTTGTGCAGGGTGGTCAAGCGCCTTCCGTGCTCGTCGACATGGATGCATCTCTAAGCGAAGATAATAACAATGGCGGTGTTGTGGATTCTATTACGATTGTCCGCAATGATTTTCATCGTCCCGCTGATTACACTGTTAACGCTGCAACGTCTGGCACCGTCATCTCGTTGATTAGCGGACAGATTGTCTACGTATCCTCCGCCACTGTTGTTGGCACAGCCCCCGCAAGTGGCGTCGGTTACTACACCTACACCGGTGCAGCCACACTGACGGGCGTCAACACTGCACTGCTTTACTCTGGCGGCACCGCAACAGGCTTCACCTATAACGGTGTTAACTACGGCTACAAGCCCTCCGTAACTTTTGCGTTCTACCACACGCGTGGTACCACGACTCCGATTCCGGCTTCTGGTGATTACAGGCTACTGTTCGCAAAAACTGTCCCTGCCGATAGCGGCGTGGTCGACTGTTCGGACGTAATGCCCCAGCTGGCCACCCCCGTTGTTCAAGCAGGCAACACCAACGGTCTTGGCGCCACAGCTCCTCTGCGTAATAAGGGTTTTTACCTGGAGCGTGGCGACCGCATTTACGTTGGCGTGTTCCCCGACGGCCCCAATGTTTCCGGGTATATTCCTGGTGCTCACGTGATTGCAGAAGGCGGCTTCTTCTGATCATGGCGAAAAAGAGTGGTAATTCCTTTGGCGAGTTCGCCAGGACCACGATTTTCGAACCTAAAAACGTACAACCAATCAGGACAGAATTTTCTAAAGGATCTGTTCCTGATTCGATCTATTCGTCTAACCGGGAGTCTGCTTGGTCGCGCTGGCGGCGCGGCTTTGAAATTTACTGCAATACAAGCGTCAACAAGAACTACAGCTATCCATTTGATTATTTCATTCCCCTCCCTCCAGGGACCACTGTTGCCCCTGGCGCTAATCCCCCCAAGATCCCAGGAATCTTTCAGGGCTTTCCGACAAACAACAAGGATATGTGCATGCACTGGGCCGGAGTGCGTGTTGCGGGAAGTTTGCGGTTTGATAATGTCCGCGACAAAGATGGTGATCCGTCTCCAATCTTGTCTGTCACCGAAGATGAAGACTATTGGTACGTGACCATAAGCGGAGATTGGAGCCCTGCCACTCCATTGCCTGCTCCTTTGTTTATTCCACCCGTTGGACCAATCCCCAAGCAGTATCCAATCAACGGTGAGATTCTTGAGGATCGCATTGTTTCAGTCGGCGGGACGCCCATTACAAAAGACACGATTGATCCAACAACACAAAAGCGATACGGCTATGTACAAGCCGTTTTGGTATCAACGAACGAGGCCACAGGCGTCTTAAAACTACAGAAGCAAGGCTCCGTGGAAGCTACACCTGACGGTGTATTCCGTACTCCGGCTACCCGCCCACCTTCCGTGGGCCGTTACTTGATGACAGGTACGCGTTATTGCTGTTCCTGCCAGGACTTCACGCGTCGTGATTACGCATACATGATGGAGTTGGGAAGCAACAATAAAAAGGTATTCCCACGAACCAACGTTTCTGTTATCAAGCCTGGTCGATATGAAGTCATGACGCTCCGTGGTGTGGTCGATAACAGTGCAATGACCAGTGCAACGGTCAACCGAAATATGCGCGTGGTTTCACCATCACCTGAATATAACGTTCCTCCGACAGTCACTCCAAATACATCAACTGATCCACGAGCACTCAGGGATAATCCTGGCGTGTTTCGAGATTTTGGTAAAACATTCCTTCGCAACACACCGCTTCCTTCACTGGAAGGTGCAAGGGCAGAAGGCATGCCGCTATACGAAGACTACACCACATCGTTAAATCCAGATGGTTCACACACCATCACATCTTTGACAGACTTTTGGACGCCGCTTCTTGATGAACTCCGTTATTGCAAACATATTTATGCAATGAAGTTTATGGAGAACGTCTTCCCCCCTGAGCCTTCTGACTTGCCGGTCGAGATGGGAAGCATCGTGGAATGGGAGCAAAAACTAGTGGAGGACACCATAAAAGAAAATGAAACATCAGCGTATCGATTGACCGAGCGCGGCTTATCAATCATGGATGTTCCTCCGTATAACTGCCAGGCACCAATGATGATGCCGATGATGCAGAAGTTATTTAATGTGCCGTCTACATTTGTATTGATGTCTGGTTTTAGGATGTATGACAAGAACGGTGAGCAATACAATCCGTCAACAGGAGGTCGCCCGGGGGTCTAATGTCTAACTTTGGAGATATCGTCGACGGAACTTTTATTCTTTCAGAAGAACAAGTTGATATTCGGAAATACGGCTTGAGTGAAATTCAAGCCAGTGGCATTCCTACTGTTTATCACGTAGGAGATGTGATTAATTTGCCTTATGCTTCTGGAGAAATTTCCACAATGGAAGCAATTGGCCTGGCGTGGTATGCCTTTGCAAGTGGAATAACACCTTCTTAAGTGTTACAAATTCTTAATAATGTATACTTATATTAAGTCTCACGAGACTTATTAAGGCTTTTCTTTTTCCCTAGCGCCCTGGATAAGTCGACTGTTATGGTCGGGCCATCCAGTACACCTCAACCATGTCACAGCACCCGCCTGTTGATCAGCGGATTGTGGATGAGTACTTTCAGCTGATCTCAAATCGAAAAACAAAAGACGTAGCCTGGCTTTACGGAATGGTTGCAACCTTTGGTCTAAAGCCAGAGGATTTAAGTGGATTCTCCTGGGGACCAGGGGGAACAATCTATACGACCAGTCGAAAGCGTTCTGTTTCCCCATTGCATCCACAGTGGGTTGTTTTATTTGGACTAAAAGAAAAAGAGCCTTGCGTTCAGCAAGACTCTTGGCAGTCCCTTTGTTCGTCTCTGTATCGTTCAATGGCATATCAAGACATTGCCTTGAACGTCACTGATTTGATGTTGGCACATCGCCTACGCAAGGGCCATTACCAGCGCTTTAAGCAGACACTGGCAGCTCCCCGCTCTTTCGCAGCTGTTTCCTAACCGCTTCCACGTTCCAGCGGTAACCGTCACGTGAACGGGTTTCTGGGAACGCGGCGAAATGCGGACCCAACTTGAGGGTTCCGTTGTCGCGGTATTTGAAGAGGGTTTGACGGTCAATGCCGAGGAGTTCTTCGGCACGTTGAACGGGGACCCAGCCCCTGACTTTGGTCATGGCGCGAGAAGACGCGTGCTTTCATAAGGTATCCGCCTTGTTCGATCTGTCAAGACTCTTAAGATACCTTTTATCTTTTTGTTGTGGTTGGATACAAATGTGGGGAAATTAAAATTAGATAACGGCAACTAAAGAGCATGTTCAATAGTGAACAGGATCCCCTCGCCCTGCTCATTGAATTAACTCCAAAGTTAGCAAAGAAACGTTATCGACAGTCTATTTACGAAGCCTGGGATTGTAAGTGTGGCTATTGCGGAGATGAAGCCACATCCCTTGATCACATTATCCCCCGCTTCCGTTCTGGTTCAAGCAATAGAAATAACTTGATTCCCGCATGCCGTCGTTGTAACACAAATAAGGCAAGCGCAAAGATGGAAGAGTGGTATCGTCAACAATCTTATTTCACAGAAGAAAAGTACACCCGCATTAAAGCCTGGGTGTCACAAGAGGTAATTGATATTTTTGTTTATAATATTGATACGACTGCTCCTAGATTTGCGGCTGGATAGTGGGCCTTTATTACGACGCGATAAAACGAAAGTGGAATGTTTCATACGAAAAGACGGATTATCCTACAAACTTAAAAACTGATTATTCAACCACTCAACAAGTTAGGGTTAACTATCCTGTCACTGTATGTACGAGATGGTTTCTCGGACATTGTGTCGCAACGGGAACGGAAACTCATCATAAATATGTAGATGATACCGAGGGCAACCGAAACCGAAACCTGATGAATAAAAATAATACAAAAGAAAACGCAACTAACACAGCATTAAATACAAAAAACCAATCTTTGAACGCTGCATATGATAAAACCGTTTCAGCCGCTGGAACAACAAAAGGCGGAGATTACACTTCTCAACGCACATTAATACGAAATCTCGACGGTATTGATGCAGCCGTTAAAAAAGATTTAGAAGAGCAATACAAAACTTTTTATCGTACGGAAAAACTTCAAACATGGAATACAAACTTAGGCGCTAAGCCTTTGTATGGTGATTTTGATCCCAAGTATTACAAGCAGACATACCCTCAAGTTGAACAAGAATGGAAGGCCGCTGTTTCCAACGATGATATTGATGTCACCGAAAGATATGGCGAAAATGGTTACTACTTACAACATTACACATCCCAGGGTAAACCAGCTGGTTTCCGTGGTAACGCACCAGAAGCGACCTCTGCTGCTACTGGTTACGTCGAGAAAAAACCAACGGACCAGGATCTTCAAGCAGTCCGTGATTTACAGCTCGGCATTGATACGACAACCCAAACAAATCGTCTTTTGAACATTCCAGAAATTGCTGCCGAGTGGAATAAAGCCAAGCGAGATGATCCCTACTGGATCAAATTAGCCAAAGACAATTATCTGGACGTAACCAAACCCGATGAATTTGTTACACTATTCCGCATTTCAGAACGGCCAGAGGATAGGCAAGTCAGTTTAAATTACAACATTAACGCAGGCTATGGCATCACACAATTAGAAGATGCGCTCAATGAAGCTGTTGGCGAAAAAGCCACTGTGGACGTTAAAAAATTTGGTGCCTTAACCCAGGATGTTCTTAAACAGACAATCGAAGAAATGAAACAAGCCAAAGCCAAGGAAGAAATGCTCGGCTTAATGGGCGGCTTTGGCGGCTTCAGTGAAATTATGAATATCAACAATGAATTAAGCAACGCGATCCTTGGCGATACGGGAGTTGGCGGATTGCTTTCCTTTACGTCCGCAGGCAAAGCCGAAGAATCCCTAGAAAAAAGCCTTCAAAATATTACAGGTATTCGCAATAATGCGACCTATAACTGGCAGCAATGGTTTGATGGCGAACTAAAGAAACGATATGAACAAGACCTGGAGCTTGGCTATACAAATTCTGAAGCGGAAGAGAAGATAAAAATTGAAGGCGACTTTGCAAGAAACTTTATTGATGAATATTTAATTCCGCGCTTTAATACGGCGCGTTCGATGGATGAATTTGTTGAGTATCTTGATATTAGACAAGAAGAACAAAACCCATTCCAAACCCAGGACATGGTTAATGCAGTAAGTCTTGTCGCAAACCTACGTGCTAATCAATACCTGGATCAAATTAAAGCCAATAATGATCGTTATTTCAACGCAGATTTTTACTTTAATCCCACTGGGGATAAGGCAAGGCAAACAATGTATACAAACCAAGCACAAAGTGTTGCCCAGGATTGGGAAGCCGCCAAGAAGGGTGATCCGTATTGGGCACAGCAAGCTTATCGTTTTGGTGTCAATTTAAACGACAAAGATGCCTTTGCTCGTATGCATTTTCAAATCAAAGGACAAGGCTTGGGCTATGACGCGGCTGAAGATATTTTGAATGCAGGCAAGGTCCAAGATCAAATCTATAACAACATTTTGCCTTCTCTGAAAGAAGAAGCTTTGCGCCAGGGATCTGTCTTCGGTCAATTTATTACACCAGAGGAGTTTGCTGACGAAATGCTCCGTGGCCTGGATCCAAATGATAAATCAAGCTGGCAAGAAGTACTGCAAAGGTATGGCTTGACTGACTTCAAGGGAACAGTAGACGAATTAAAACAGTATGTGGTTGAAACATTGCGCACAGGTTCGGCCCAGGATATTCGTGAGCAAATTAAATATTTAAATGAAAAACGTCAACGCCCAACACAGCAAGTTCTTGGCCTTACTTACATTGAGCGGCCAGAGGATTATAAAGATGAAATGGCAACGCCACAAACTGAACTGTATAAAACGTTCCAATCCGCTGGTTACCAGGGTACAGAAGATGAGTTTTACAATAACTTCTTTCCAGATTTAGACAGGTCTGAACAAACAATCCTCACCAAGGCTGGCAGCGACAAGGCACTGCAGTCATACGGCCTTGACCTGAGTGATCCCTTCGCTTCTCTTGGCACAATCGAAAGTTTCTTTGATGAGGGAACAACAGGAAGCAAAGAGGAAGGTGGTGATACTTCGGCAAGTTTCTTCAGATTAGGATTGGATGATGAAGATGAAGAAACTGATTACAAATCAAAGACAGGCACACAAATTTTGGGTGAGTTCACTTCAATGTTTAAAGGACTCTAATGGCTGAAAAACATAAAAAAGCAGCGGCTGCAGCCAAGATTGCTAAGGACAAAATGGCGTGTAACAAGCCTCGCCGTACACCTGGGCATCCCACCAAGTCCCATGTTGTCAAAGCCTGCAAGGGAGGAGAGGAAAAGATTATTCGGTTCGGCCAACAGGGCGTTGAGGGCGCTGGGAAAAATCCGACCAGTGCCAAAGAAAAAGCAAGGAAAAAGTCATATTACGCAAGACATAACGCCCAAGATTCGAACCCCGACATCATGTCTGCCAGGTACTGGTCCCACAAAGTAAAGTGGTAGCGCCAACTCACTCCTGTCATGGCAAAACCCAAATCATCTTCATCCGTCAAACTTGAGTCCAAGCCCAAGAAAACGCGTCAAGGCCAGGGTCAACACAGCCTTCCTAATCACGGACGCAAAAAAATGCGCGGGCAAGGTAAATAAAATTTTGTGTATGATTGGGGGTAATAAAGTGTTACCCCCATGTCCGACTTTTCGCATGCGATTAACTTAATTCGCAAGTACGAAGGTTTCAGCGAAAAGGCGTACCCAGACTTAACCACTGGTGGTGAACCTTACACCATTGGTTACGGCACTCAGTATTACCCAGACGGCTCTCCTGTTAAGCAAGGGCAGTGTTGCAGCAAAGAAAAAGCCTTGCAACACTTGTTCTACGAAGTGCAAATCATTGACAGTCAGCTGACTAAGCTCAATCTTGGTCTTGATCCCTGCATGCGGCAGGCATTGATTTCATTCATCCACTCAATTGGATGGCAGCCCTTCCTGTACAGCTCCGTAATCGACGCCATTGAAGCAGAGGACTTCTGCATGGCGACACAGGAAATGTCCAGTTGGATCTTTGATGCCGAACACAAAGTTATCGGCGGTCTTCTGGATCGGCGTAGGGAAGAAGTCGACTTGTTCCTCCAGGAAGTAGATGCAAATCCCTGGGCATCCACACAAATTTTACTAGCCGCATTTAGGAATTACAGCGCTGCTCCGCATGAAGTACGGGCAATCCGCGAACTGGAAGAAAACGTCAGCCCGTATGTTCTGTCTAAGTTTGCCAACGATTTCCAGATCACAGATCGTCCATGGGATGAATTCAGCCAAGAAGAGCTGGACGCCATATTTACTACCTAGGCTTAGAATAATTAGAACAAGACCTGCAAAGTGGAATGGAGCGTTCAGTCGAACCCCGTGAATTTCAACTTCCACTGGAATTGCAGTTTTCCATGCGGAAAGCAGAACTCACAGCCCAGGAGATGACCTGGGATGAGTTATACGCTGCTTTACTGAACCTGTACCACCAACGGCTCATGGAGTGGCACGCAGTAAAAGCCATCCTGGCCGATGAAAATATTGAGTTGGATTGGGATCTTCCCACTGATTTAGAACTGTGTGAACTCGCCGCCGCCTGCTTGATGGACGACGACGAGGACAGCGAAGAAGACGAGTACCAGCCCTTTTAAACTTCGCCCATTTCAATAAGACGATCCAGGTACCACCGTGCCTTCTTCAGTGATTCTGTCCCGCCTTTATGGCGCTCACGCCAAATATACTTCATGCAATTTCCCTTGCAGTAACCACGGAATTCTTCGATGGTTAAAGCCGCCTCAATGGCTTCGATGCATTCGATGCCCCCATCGGTGTAATGGGAAGGATGATTAACCACATCCTCCCTAACCTCAGGCCTTTCTTCTTTTACAAGCCAAGGGACGGGGCAAACACCCCCTGGGCAATCAGAAATCTCTTCGTCTTCTACCGGCGCAAACCACGCCTTTTCAGGGACTCCTCCTTCATTTCCTCCGTTGGACCTTCCAGTTCCAGTACCAGAGACCGGGGCTTCGGTGCTGCTCCCATCCCCAGACCCTGCTCCATCGAAGGAATGTAACCGGTCACTCCGGGACGATCCATTCCCTCGATGTTGAGCGGATTCCGTTCCAGTCCCTGCTCGCATGCCGTCAGTCCACGATTGTACATATCGTACAACGGAACATCATTCTCTTGGTTATCGATGGGTGCACCGAAGTCTTGGTCTTGATCCAGGCACCGACACTTCACCTCATCTTCGACAAACGCATCCAAGAACGCGGCGGCTTGGTTATGCATGATATCTAAGGCTTGATTTATTCCTTTTACAATAATACTATGGCAAATTTCTTTGATTCCACCTACGATCCCAGGCACGACTCTGGATCCTCAGGTGTTGAAGTATCTGATCTACATCCTGAAAAGATTTATGACACAGATTTGCGTCGTTTAGAAGACGATGAGCAGTCTGTAATTGAACCCACGAATGACAAACAAGAGCGTGTTGCCAAATTCATGCGGGCCGCAAAGACCGCTGGGACATACCGTCAACGAGCTGGGATTGCTGAGCCGACAATCCGTGGAAAAACTCCACGTAATCCAGCGTTTATCGATGGTACTGAACTTCCCAGCCTTGGGGACACTATTGGTACCGCCGGTAGTACCAACTACGCCAATAAACCTCAGCCACGCCTCGGCAAATCTTTTGCCTGATCACACCTGAGACAACACAACCTCGGGGGGTTGATCTTGGTACTTACCCTTGCGATCTTGGTAGCTCACTTCACAGGGAGCCCCGCGATAAAACAAGAGCTGGGTGATGCCTTCATTTGCGTAGATCCGGTTAAAAAGCCCGGTGCAGTTACTGATCTCCAGCGTGAGGTAGCCTTCCCAGCCACTTTCAGCTGGAGTGATATTCACAAGGATTCCCGAGCGAGCGTACGTCGACTTACCAACCGCAACAACAGTCACGTCACGGGGAAGTTTCAGGCGCTCCCGTGCTACGCCTAAGCAATAGCCATAGGGAGGCAAAAGAAAATATTGGCCTCTCTCGTCTTCCAGTAATTCAGCAGGCTTAAGAATGTCTGGATCAAAGTCTTTGGGATCGCAGTCACCAGCCTGGACTTTTCCAAAGATCAAGCATTGACTGGGCGAAAGGCGGATGTCGTAGCCATAGGAGCTAAGCCCATAGCTCAAAAGGCGCCGTCCGTCTTCTTCGCTGACGACATGATCCACGAACGGTGAAATCATGCCCTCTTCTTCTGCCAGGGTCTTGATCTGCCAATCCGCAAGAACCGTCATGGTCGCCTTCAATCGTTTTTCAGTATACAAAATTAGTAGAGAATGCGGCCCTTTTCTGAATAAATATCAAGAAAACGCTCGGTTGCTTCCGTGGCTGATTCCATCGGTGGCAAATAGACCAAAAACGATGTGCAGGTCTTATGTCTGCTAACGCCATTGCTCGTATTTTTGAGCAATGTTGGGGCCGTACGGAGAATGCAGACAGGAAAATCGAACAGCTTTTGTTCGTACCGGATCATGTCCGGGCAATTCGTAAAGTAAAGGCCTTGTTTGATCTCGCGGGCCATCCACGATCTATACAATTTTCGAAACCAGACGGCATGGGAAGAGGTCAATGTAGGTGACGTTGAGCGCGTCATCTTCCACCGTTGGTTCTTCCGTTCCCAAAAGTAGGTACCACTGGGCGGAAACAAGTAGACACTACCGAACCACTGCTGGCAATTCAACCCATCATCCGATGGAGTGAAATATTCCTTTGCTTCGACGTACTGATTAGCCACCTTGGAGCTGGCAACGTCCAGATCGATGCCCTCCAGGAGTGCATGCGCCGATGCGACCAAGTCCTGGTTGGTGATCAGCTCACGGTCTTCCGCGTGAGACTTAATATTTTGAATCGGCATCAGCTCTCAGCAGCTGCGTTGTAGTCCACTTCGCAGTAACGAAGGCCAGTCTTGTCATTGATGAGGTATCCTGCCTTTTCTTGTGGGTCAATCTTCTGCGCTGCCTGCAAGATTCGCCGGAATGTCTCCGCCATGTCTCCATCGTTGTCCCGTTCGCACTCCTCTTGTGCGGCGTGGAGTTCCTTGAGGGTCAGGAAGAACATGGACCGCGACAAATTTTCGGGTTGGAACACCATGACGCCTGGGCCCTCGGCATCCCACATCTTGGAGTAGTGCTCACCCATATCACCAAGAATTAACTTGATTGTTGCATCAAGCATTTTGGCTTTCGTCTCATCCATCTCAGGGCCAATGACGGATGCGATCAGTTTTTCCCTGCGATTCATGCGTCTAACAAACCCTGCCGGGCCAATGATTCAATCAGTTTATCGGTCGGCTGGTATAAAACGACCATTTTGCCAAGTACGCCACGTTTTTTTATCAGTTTTCTTTCTGCATCGCGTACTTTATCCAACTCACCAGACCTGATAAGATATTCGGCCACACAACGGAGACGACGCTTGAGGGGCAATTCAGCCTGGGGGAATTTGCCACAGATTGTGTCGGGCCTCATGTCACGGAACGCCAGCCGCAAGCGATTCGCTAGCGTCATATTGGAATTGGCGTCCTCTTCTTCATAGTTTTTTAAGTTTTCGAGGTATCGACGCAGGCATCCGTCGTCGAAAGAGCCCTCGGGAGGCAAGAACATCTCCAGTTGCCGGAACAATGATTCCGGTAGGGACTCCTCGCAGTTCTCTACAGTAACTGCGGAAAGATCAACGTCTCGAAAACGGTGTGCCATTATTCCAACGCATCAAACGTCGTTGATTTATAAAGCCGGTTGATTTGCTTGCGGTGATCGTCTACCAAGGTCTCTCGGTTTTTGGCGAATGATTGCACCAGCGAGTTCCAAGGGATGCGGATGACTGCCTTTTTGGAAGGGTTGGGACATGCATTGATGTAATGGATGCCTTCTACCCAGCCCTTATCAGGGGTTTTTCTCCCCATGGCAATCCAATTCCTCAGGGTCTGGTCAGAAACATTCAGACGCCGGGCACATTCTTCTGTCGAGATGTACTCATCAGCAAAGGCCTGGGGGTTCAGCGACGTTGTTTCACCGTTTTCGTAACGGCTATGCCACATGCTCGCCAGGATATTGCGAATACCCTTCAGTTCATGTGCAATGTCTTCTAAACCTTTTCTTAGACCGTATGCCATAACGACAAATGTTTTGATCAGATGCTAACGTGTGGGAAAACAGTTTGCCCAAATGGAAGATCAGATTCCCCCCAGTCAGCTGCCCTCTCTTCCGCAGATTTCTCTCGAACAATTAGAAGAAATGAAGGCCCGTGCCAAGGAGCTGGCGATTCAACAAACCATGGCACAACAACAAATTGCTCAACAACCTCCGCAAGTTGTCTATGTTCGTCGCAACTTGACGGTTGCCGAACTTTTACTGGTGTTTCTGCTGTCCTGCGGTTTGGTAACCGGTGTACAAGCAGCCTGGAACTTTGCGACCAACGTGCTACCCCGCCTTGAAATCAAGGTTAAGTAGTGTATTGGACTTACGGAACTATAATTGATCCAAGGGCATTTATGTGAATAGGTAGTGGCTAATCGCAGAATAAGCGAATTACAAGAGATTGCGGGCATTGACCTAGCCGAGGCCGACCTATTCACAGTCGTGAAGGTTGCCGAAGTTGACCCGGCAATTAAAAACAAGAAATTAACAATATCTGGTACCAAGGCATATCTAAATATTTTCTACCTGCCGCGCACTGGCGGCACAGTGAGTGGCAGCGTCACTGTTGGTGGAGACTTAACGGTTTCCGGTACAACGACAACGTCTGGCCTGGCGGTTTCCAATACGGCAACCATCAGTTCGCTCACCGTACAAAATAATGCAACTGTCAGCGGCACCCTCAGTGGTACAACGCTAACTGGTACAAACGTCAACGCAACGAATGTCAACGCGGTCAACTTGACTGCAGACACCTTTACCATTGCGTCGCTGACGGGTGTTTCTGGTACCTTCACGTCGCGTGTATCCGGTGCCACGGTCACAGGCAATACCGGCGCATTTACTAATTTATTTGCAATTACAGGCACTGTTACCAACTTCTTGTCGGTTGGCGAAGTCACTGGTGTCACTAGCCGCTTCACAAATATCACCGGTGCAACAGGCGTCTTTACGTCTTCCTTATCCGGCGCGAGTGTCACGGGTACAACCGCAAGTTTTACCACAGGTGTTTTCCAGACCCTGGTTACATCCGGCCAGACGATTGGCGGCAACTTAACGGTTTCCGGAACATTTAGGGCACTTGGATCTGGCTTCTTTAGCTCCGGCGTTCAAGTTACTGGAACCCTCAGCGGTACGACAGTAACTGGTACTACGGCTCAATTCACCAATATCACCGGCGTTAATGTCATTGGCACCACACTAGTTTCTGGTGTAACAGTCAGTGGCGGTTTCGGTAAGTTTGATAGCGTCACTGGTAATACAATCATTGGCCTCACCACAATCTCTGGTGGGACAATCACCGGCAATACCGGAAACTTTACCGACATCAATGCAATTACGGCGACGTTCACAACAGGAATCGTTCGCCAACAAATCACTGTTACAGGCAGTGCCAATATCAACGGGAACCTAGTCGTTGGTGGCTCTGGCCTCTTTAGTTCTGGTATTAGTGCCACTGGCACGATCAGCGGTCAGACTTTTACTGGTGGATTGGCTCAATTCACCACAATCACAGGCGGCACCGCCGGCTTCACAACGGTAACCGGCCAGACAGTTACAGGTAATGCCGCTCAATTCAACACGATTACTGGCAATGCCGGCTCCTTCACCGTAGTCACCGGTACGACAATTACCGGAAACCTCGGTTTATTTACTACGTTGACCGGTGTCAACCTTGTTGGCAGCACCTCAGTTTTTGGTGCCACCGTTACGGGTAACGTTGGTCAATTTACTGCACTAACTGGGAATACCGCTGGCTTTACAACAGTTACAGGTGCAACCGTCACCGGCACAACCGTCAATTTCGTGACGGTTTCTGGTAATACGGTCACTGGCAATACCGGGCTATTTACAAATCTCACTGGTGTAACTGTCGTCGGTACCACCACTGTTTCTGGCGCAACAGTTACCGGTAATGTTATTCGTGCTACAACCATTACAGGCGTCAGTGGTGTCTTCACCAGCTCTGTGTCTGGTGCCACGGTAACAGGGGCTAGTGGTTTGTTCTCCTCTGCGTTAAGAATTAGTGGGTCCAACGTAGCAACTGAAAGCTACGCAGACAACACAGCGATTGTGTTTGCTATTGCACTTGGTTAAACACCTTATAATTAAGAAAACTGTGACTGGTATCCGCAAATAAATGGCACGTTTTGTTTCGGTAGTTAGGCAAAATATCGCCAGCGGATCTACCTCTCCGACTGCGATTATTTCCGGTACGTCCAATGCCAGTGGTGTTCCCGCTGGTACTTACGGCGTGATCCTCAGCATTCTGGCCTCTAATACAACGCCCAATTCTCAGAACGTCACCGTTCAATTGATTAAGTCCGGTGGTACAACCACTGGTTCCCTCATTACTTCTGGCACTGTTCCTAACCAGTCTTCTCTTGAATTTATGACTGGAAACAAGGTGATTGTTCAGTCGGAAGACGTTGTCCGTGCTTATGCAGGAACTGGCAGCTCCGTGGATGTTGTCGTTTCTTACATGTTGAACCCGCAAGATAACACGATCTAATCATGCCGTACCTTGGTAACGTTCCCTCATCTTTCAATGTTGGCACCAACAACATTGATAATGATGCAATTACAACCGAAAAAATTGCAGCGGGTGCTGTTGTCAATGCCGACGTAAACGCTGCGGCAGCTATTGCAGGTACAAAGATCAGCCCTGATTTTGGCAGTCAAAATATCCTTACAACTGGTACCAGTACAGCAGCAAGCTTTAGTCCCAGTAGTTCAAGCGTTCCCACAAACGGCTTTTATTTACCATCGGCAAACAACGTAGCCATCTCAACTAATGGC